TTTATATATATTATTTATTATATATTTATATTATAATACATATAATATATAAATGTCAAGTATTTTTTTTAAGAAAATTTTAATTTTTCTATTGACAAATGTTTTAAAGTATGATATTATATATGTAGATAAGCCAAAAGGAGAGAATGTATGAAAAATATAGAAGTTATGTTTAGCAGTAAAAATGATAAATGGAGTACGCCGCAAGATTTCTTTGACGAGCTTGACAGAGAGTTTCACTTTGACCTGGACCCATGTGCCGATGCGTCCAATTATAAGTGCGCCGCTTATTTCACAGAAGAAGACAATGGTTTGAGCCAAAGTTGGGAAGGTCACACGTGTTTTGTAAATCCTCCCTACGGTTCAGCAATAAAGGACTGGGTGAGCAAATCATATCATGAGGGCAATAAGCCAAATACAACTGTAGTGATGTTGATTCCGGCAAGAACGGATACGAAGTATTTCCACGAATATATTTATCATAAGGCTGAGATACGCTTTATTAAGGGGCGTTTGAAATTTGGGAACAGTAAGAACAGTGCGCCGTTCCCATCAATGGTTGTTATATATAGAGGCCCAAGAGGCTAAGGAGAAAAAAATGAAGATAGCACAAAAATTGAATTATGATTTACAGGCCTACCAAGAAAGATTGGGTCTTGTGAATTTTTTGATAGAAAACGGAGAAATGGATGGATATCCGCCAAGTGAGCTGGATAAAGTAGCTAATTATTTGCTGTACGCCGAAGACGTAGATGCTGAGGTAGAATTGAAGGAAGGTAACAAGCGTAAGGTGAGCTACGAAGAGTTAATTGAATCTACATTAGGTGAATCTACTATACAGAAGCAAGGGGATATGTCAATATATAAGATACCTAAGCCAAGAATAGATAGGAGCGTTGATGGAGACATTCCTGGAATGCGCGATTTATGGGAAGCAATTGATGTCATTAGCGAACAATACCAATACTGTAAGGACGTGCTGGATGGTAAGAGAGATATGGACCCGGATAGAGTATTAGTGCCCACCTTTCAAAAGAAATATTTTTTGAGAGAGTGGATGATAGATTTGCGTCGTGAGCAATTTTTATTAAAAGATGCTTTTAAGCCTGTTATTGGCACTAAGCCAGGATTTGGTAATTTTGCTATTAAACATGATGAGTATGGCATGTGCGTAGGACCCCATATATTGTGTCCCGGATCTATGATGGTAGATTTTGGGAATTGGCAACATATATACGCCATGCTAAAAAATTATTCAGGTATGAAGGGGAAATTAATAGACAATCCTTTTCATCCTTGGTGGGATATGTACGATTTCTTGGATGAGTTACTTGAGAGAGTGAGGTGGAGTCCAGAGCATGAGCACATTTTAATTCGCAAGATAGATAAAATACCTAACGAACAAATTGCCAAGGAATTGTATGATATAAACGGCAAGAGCTATAGCGTTAATTATATTAGTACAATATGGAAACAACATATTAGTAAGCAAATAGTTAAATATGCTTATTTATGGTGGAATGAGAAACAATATAGACCCGATGGTACTTTACGTAATATGATGAAATGGAAAGTGTGCGCCGAATGCGGGCGTCAGCTTTTTGTGGATGAACTTAATTTCAGTAAAGATATGAACGGAGAATATAAAGATATCTGTAAAGATTGTGCGCAACAAGAGAGAGACAGAAAGAATAAGTTGAGAGAGGAGCGTAAAGCAAAAAGAGAAGCTAAAAAAGAAAATGGAGGTGAATAGTACGTGAGAGATGATTATAGATTGTGCCCTAAATGTGGGAAACAGCAACGTTTAGATTATTATTTGCCTGTTTATGCTGATTCGGAATATGGAGTGGGTGGCAAGTCGGCTATTTGTATTGAGTGTATTGCTAAAAACATAGATAGAAAAGATTTGCGCACTATTGATAAAATGTGTCAGTATTTAGATTTGCCATTTGACCCGAATAAATGGGTAGAAATGGAACAAGAATATGAAAAATTGGGCCCATTGCTTACAGATTACTGTTTTGAGTTAGTAAAAGGAGAGTATGCTGAGAGCGATTGGACTGAGGTAAATAAAGCCTGGGAAAAATGTCGCGAGTACAATGGTTTGATTGATAAGGTGACCGCTATTCATGGAGATTTACTCTTATATTTACGCAAAAAGTGGGGCAATAGCTCAGAATTGACTTTAGATGATTATATGAGAATGGAAGAATATGAGCGTCATACTTTGAATCACTATCCATTTAAAGATGAGGCAAGAAAAGACATAGTGCGCAAATTGGCTAAGTTGTCCGTATTGTCGGATAAATCTATTACTCAAGGCAACACAAAAGATGCTGTGTCTTATTTACAAGCTTACAATACCTTGATGAAGGAATTGGGACTTGGAAATGAAATTGATAACAATAATAATACAATCACCTCATTATCAGAATTGGTGGCTTATTTAGAGAAAAAAGGCTTTTTATTAAATTACCGTATTAATGAGAGTCGAGATATTGTTGATAAGACAATTGAGAATATGGAGCAATACGTTAGACGTTTATTTACAGATTCGCAAGAGACTGTGACAGAAATGTATAATCAAAAGGTTATCCAAAATAATAGTGGTACTGATATTGATGATGATGATTTAGAAGCCTTATACGCAAATGATGCTGACGAGAAAGTTGAATTAGAAGAAACATTGAATGAGGAAGAGTTGGAAAAGATGTTTAGGCAGGTAGAAAATGAATTCAATAAATAATGTTGAAAATGTCCTAGATGAATATTATAATGTTTTGTGTGAAAGGAATGACAGTAATAGAGTCGTAATTACTCCTGAATACATAGATAGTCATTTACAGCAATTAGAAGATGTAGTTCGTTTATTTACATTATACCCTGATTATTTAATTGATATTATTACTCCAAAAGACTCCTTTTTCAGACTTTATTTTTACCAAAGAGTTTTTTTAAGAGTTTGTATGCGTTATAAAAATGTATCTGGAACTTTCCCTCGTGCTTATTCTAAGTCATTTTTGAACTTTCTTGCCAACATAATAAAAAGTATTATGTTACCGCGAAGTAAATCTTTTACTTGTGCTTCCACTAAACAGCAAGCAGCCCAAATTATTGATGAGAAGACGAATGAGATATTTCGTTTATTTCCGTTTTTTGTTAATGAGTTGAATATTAGTGAAGTTGATAAGGCTAAAAAGAAATACGGTAATTTTGGAAGTGATTATGCGGAAATAGAATTGAAAAATGGTAGTCATATGGATATCGTATCTACCGGAAATGCCGCCCGTGGTGGAAGACGTCATTTTGGCACACTAGAAGAGTTTGCCTTAATGGATGGTGATCAAGTTAATGAAATTATTATCCCTCTGATGAACGTAGATAGAAGGACTGTTGCTGGATTAGTAAATCCAACAGAACCCCACGCCGCACAGACAATGATAACAACCGCAGGATATCGTGGAACTTATGCTCATGATAGGACGTTAGAGACATTGGTTGAAATGGCCACTGAACCGGGAAAGTCTTTTTGTTTTGGAGGAGATTTTAAAATACCAGTTATGCATGGATTGTTGTCGGTTGATAAAGTAAAAGAGAAATTACAGAACTCTTCTTATAAGTTAGAATCATTTTTAAGAGAGTATGTAAGTGTATGGTCTGGGGGAAGTGAAGATAGTTATTATTCATATGATCTTATTTCAAGATGTAGAACTTTAGTAAGGCCAGAGTTTCAACGGGAAGCAAATTTTAAAGATGGTTTTTATGTATGCGCAGTCGATGTAGCAAGATTTGAAGGAGACCAAACTGTTGCCATGGTGTTTAAAGTTTATACGGTTGGTGAAAGATATAAGATTCATTTAGTAAATATAAAACTTATGAATAGTACACATTTTAAGCATCAAGCTTTATATTTAAAACAATTGGATAATTTATTTGATTTTAAAGCAATAGTAATGGATATTAACGGTAATGGTGCCGGTTTAGCTGATTACATGATAGATGAACAATACGATGATAATGGAACTTATTATCAACCTTATAGTTTTTTAAATAAAAATAAGTATTCTAACACAGAAAAACGCGTTTCTGTGCGAAAATTGTATGGAATTGAAGCAAATCGTCAATTTAATAGCGATTGTTTCACAAATTCCCATATGATTTTGAGTTTAAAGAGAATTTCCCTACTAATCAATGAGCGACAAGCACGTAGATATTTTGGAAAGTATAAAAGTTGGACTAAAATGAATCCAGTAAAACAGGCTGAAAAGCTCATTCCATATGCCCAAACAACTAAACTACAAGATCAATTAGCTAATATGAAGGCTAATCTTGATACGAATAGTGCGATTGTTTTACAGCGTATAAATAGTCACGTGCGTAAAGACCTTGTATCAGCATTTATCTATGGGCTTTATTATATAAATGAAGTGGAAGAACAAGATAAGCGTGATAGAAATAAAAATTATACAAAAGGTCAATTTAGCTTTTTAAATTAGTTCTGGGAGGTGAGCTAAGAAAATGGAAGAAAATAATAAGAAAGAAAGTTTATATACCATGAGTAACTTAACTGAATTTCGTAAGTCAATTGCTAAGATGGGGACAACTGTTCCAAATGGTAATGTTATACTCGATCCTGTTAAATTAAGAAGAGAACCCCGTCTTAATATTGATGATATCTTAAAGACGCCATACAATGATAAACAGGCTTGGCGTATATATTCAAGAATATTTTATGGCGATTCTTTATACCGTAGAATGTTAAAATATTTATCTACACTATTATATAATCATTATATGATTTCACCAGTATTCGCTAACGAAAAAAAGCCGAATAAGAAGAAATTGATGAATGATTATAATTCATTGTTAAGATGTTTAGATGAAGACATGAATGTAGAAACTTTTACTCAAAAGGTTTTATTAGATTTGTTGATTGAGGGAGAAACCTTTTATTATTTAGAGGAATATAAGAAGGGCGCTTCTGTTTATTACAAACCTATAAAACTTCCTGCTGATTATTGTAGAATAATAGGAACAGCAGGAACTCCAAACATTAATATATTTGCCGTGGATTTAACTTTTATTGATACAGTATTAGCTGATTTAGTATCTAAGAATATCTTAACTAGAGAAGAAGTCTTGAAACAATATCCAAAAGAAATGAGAAAAGCCTATGAAGATTACAAAGGAGCAAGACTTGGCAGAGAAAGTAAGCAATGGTTTGTAGTACCGGTTCAAAATGGTATTGCTTTTACTACTGAGGATGGAAGACCTCCATTTGCTTATTTAGTAAAAACATTGGCTCGTATAGATAAGTTTGAAGTATTGAGAGATGATTATATAGCAACTAACTTGACTAAGTTATTAGTTCAAATTATTGATATTGATAAAGAAGGTAATCCAGAAGTTGATTTGGAGATGGCTGCTGATTTTCATAAGAATTTAAGAGCTATAGCGGAGAAGAAGAATAATGTTGATGCGCTTACTACTTTAGCAAAAGAAGTAGATGTATTATCTTTAGGTGAAACTGGAGATGCTACAAAGAACTACGAATTTTTAAAAACTTATTACGATCAGTTCTTTGATGATGCGGGAATATCTGAAGAAATGTTTAATGCCACAACAGGAAGTACATTAGATTATTCTTTAGCAAAAGATGAAGCATTTATGTACGACTTAAGAAGACAAGTCGAAACTTGGTTTAATTACTTTATTACCACAATTTGTAATAAAAGAATTATAAAAAATACCAAATTTGTATTTTCTTTTTTAGAGACATCCTATAAGAATAGAGAGAAAATGATAGATAGCTATCTTCAAGGCGCTCAATATGGTTTTAGCAAATTGGCACCTCAAATAGCTATGGGAGTTAAACAACGCTACATTGAATCTCTTGTTTATTTTGAGAATGAAGTCTTGAACCTTGATGAGAAACTTGTTCCCCTACAAAGTTCTCATACAATGAGCGGTAAAGCCGATAGTAAAAACGCAAATACTGATTCAAATAAGAGCAGTGATGTTGAATCAGATAAAGGAGGAAGACCTACTGTTGCTCAAGATGAGAAAGCGGACTCAACTGTAGTTAAGGACGCGAGTAAATAGGAGGGAGCTACAATGAATGAATTTAAAAAGTATGCTACCTTTTCAGTTGATATAGTTGGGCAACCAATGAAAGTCAGCAGTATGTTCTCACTTGGAAGAGCACGTATCTTTTATTTAGGACCAAATCCTAATTATTCAATTATTGAAGGAGAAGCAGCCTACAAGTTGGCTTCTACTATTCCTGGAACTCCTATCGTAGGACTCTACGATTACGAGAAAGGAGACTTTGAAGGTCACGGCGAAGGACAAAGCGCTTTCGGTTTTGTTCCTTTAGATCCAAATCCTACTTGGACAAAAGTTAAAGAAGGAAATGTAGAACGTGAATACTTAGAAGTTGATGTAGTAATTTGGGACGGACGTTTTGAGGAAGCAAAGGATATAATTAGTGAGCACAAATCACTATCTATGGAATTGAATCCTAAAACATTAAAAGGTACAATAGTACAAAAAGGAGATAAAAGATATTTCCAAATCACCAATGCTGAATTCGCAGGAATTACTGTATTAGGTGAAGATGTACAACCTTGTTTCAAAGATGCTGGTTTCTTAACAGCATATAGTAATATGGTTAGTGCTTACGCTAAGTATATGAGTAATATACAGAAAATAGAAAAAGGAGGTATAAATCATATGGAAAACATTGATGAAGTTAAAGTTGATGAAGTTGTAGAACCAGAAATAAATACTATTGAAGAAACTGAAACTGAAGTAGTGGTTGAAGAAACAACGCCTGTAGTAGAAGTTGAATCTACTGAAAGCGAAGTTATCACAGAAGAAAGCGAAAACGAAACAGAATTCGCTTGTGGTGATAAAAAAACTAAATGCGCTAAATGTGGAGAAGACAAAACAAAATGCGCTTGTGGTGATAAAAAAGCCAAAAATGAAAAATGTGATGACGATCCTTACGAAGACGACGAAGACGAACAAGAATGTCCAGAATGTGGAGAAAATCCTTGTGTTTGTAAAAACAAATGCAATGATAAAAAATATCAAGCTTTAGAAGCTGAATTAGAAAGTTATAAAGCTAAATACGAATCACTTACACAAGAGCTTAATGATGCTCTAGAATCATTAAAAAAATATACAAGAAAAGAAAAATTAGAGATTATATCTAAATTCTCTACTAAATTAGAGGACGGCGAAGAATTAATCGCTGACTTAACTGAAAAAGTAGATGATTTAACAGAAGAAGAAATCAAGTCCCAACTTGGTAACGCTTTGGTTGAACAAATAGCTGCTGAAGAAGCGGAAGAAAAAGCTGAAGAAGAGGCAAGTAACTTCTCATTAAATATTAATGTTAATCATGAGTTAGGAAATGGAGCTTGGGATCTTGTTAAACGCTACAAAGAAAGTAAATAATAATAGGAGGTAACATTTCATGGTTAAATATTCAACAGTTGAACTTACAAAAGTAGCTAGTAGAAAAACTGGTGAAATTGAAGCTCAATGCAAATTAAATAAAGATATCGAATACCTTTACAATGGTGAAGTTGTTTTCGTAGACGCTACAAACAATGAAGTAACAAAAACATTTAGCGCCGATAACTGTGTTGATGCAATTTATGTACACTTCTCAAATCCTCGTAGATACGAAGATGGAAAGACTGGAATGGAAAACTTTAGATATGAAAGAAATGACGATTACAAAATAGTTGGAGATAAATATCTTCCAAGATTATTCAAATTAACTACAGGAGACATTTTTACTACAAACTATGATTTCGCTAAGAAAGATGGTAGCCTTTTAACAGCACCAGTTGCTGCTGGAACAGCTTTCACTTTTGGAAACCATAAGATTGTAGCTATAAACGAAAAAAGTGCTAATGGTACTATGCCAAATGGTGCTATCGGTGCTGTTTATAGAGTAATAAAATAATAGGAGGTACTAACGTATGGAAATTGAAAAATTAATAGAATTAGGAATTGCTGCTGCTACTGGAAACATACCAGCTGAATATTCTGCTAGTGATGTTAATGAAACATTAAGAGAAGAATTAAAAGCATTCAACAGTTATTCATACTACAGAGCTAACAAAAACGTATTATTCCAATTAATCGAAGAAATAGCTAACGTAGTAGTACCAAGAAAAGTCATTTCAGAATTTGGTTCATTTGCTGAAGTTCAAACAGTTAATTTAGGAGAAAAAATTGTATTCAAACAAAGAACAGGTGTAGCACGTGGAAAAAGATTCGTAACAGTTGCTGGAGAATATGGTACTTACAGAACATTCAACGTAGATACTAGAGATATCACTATGAGTCCTAGAGTTTATGCTGGAGCTGCTATCCTTGAAATAGGAGATTTCTTACAAGGAAGAGTAGATATGTCTGAATTAATGGATATCATACTTGAAGGTTTATCAGATAGTATTTATAACGAAGTTCAAAACTGCTTAAAGAATGCTATTAACGCAGAAGACAGACCTGCTGCTAATAAAGCTACAGTTGCTGGATTCGATGCTGCTGAATTTGATAAAATATTAAATACAGTTGCTGCTTATGGTGATACAGTTACTATTTACTGTACAAGAGCATTTGCTTCAACATTATATAATCAACCAGGATGGGCTTTAAGCTTTGAAAAGAAAACTACTGATAAAGATTATGATGACATTCGTGAGCAAGGATATGTTGGACGTTATAAAGGACACAACGTTGTTCTTATGAGTCAATCATTCGTTGATGAAAATAACGAAGGCAAACTTGTTGATGAACAATATGCTTACATAATCCCAGCTGGAAAAGAAAAACCAGTTAAAATCGGTATTGAAGGCGGAACTTTAATTGACGAACAAAGATTACAAGATGGTTCTATCGAAGTTCAAGCTCAACATATGTTCGATGTAGCAGTAGTTGCTAACAACTATTGGGGTATTTATAGAAATACTAATTTAGATAGCAATTATTCTATCTAATCGCAATGTATAAAAAGAGAAGAAGTCTTTTGACTTCTCTCTCTAATTTTTTTAAACTAATTTTTAGGAGGATATATTATTATGGATAATGAGAGAACAGTTATATTAGAAAACGTGGGAGATCAGTCAATTGGTTTAGCTGATACGCAAGGACGTATGTATCGTTTATCAAAAGGTGCTAAAATGAGAATTAGTAGAGTGTCTTTACAAGATATTTTAGATTTCCCTGGAAGTAGAATTATATTTAGAGAAGGATTAGCCCAAGTTAGTAATGTTACCGCAGAGGAATTATTTAATATGGGACTAACAGAAGATGAAATCAACCAATTTTTAGACGAGCCTAAAAAACCCACTATTGTTGTTAAAGAAAATTTAGAGGATAAAGCAGAAAAAGTTATTACAATTGAAAAACCAGTAGAAAAGAAAACAACTGCTAAAAAGACTACTACTAAAAAAACTACAACAAAAAAGAGTGCGTAATGAATATTGAAGTTACAGAATATAGTGATGTTTATGTTAGATTTTTATCTAAGATAGAGGATGAGTATCTAGCATCACTTAACGACGATGAGTTAAATAAGGCACTTTATCCTATCATGCTTGGAGCAATTAATTCTTTTGCTCGTATAGCCGAACATAATTTAAGAAAACGTGACGAAAGAGCTCACGTTTTTTATGAAAAATTAAGTGATGATGAAGTTGAAGTGCTTGCTATTTTAATGAAACCAATTTGGTTAGAAAGATATATGAATAGTAGTAGAAAGATTGAACAACAATATTATGACGCAGGTATAAAAACTTATTCTCCAAATGAGAATTTGAGAAATTTAACAGTTATGTATCAGCAATATTTAGCGGATGCTCGTGCCGCTAAAACTGAATATACTTATAAAAGAGTAAGTGTAACTGGTAATTTCCACGGAGTAGGAGAAGCTCCAACAGATAAAACAGTTTATAATCAAATTGAGCGATTATAAGAGGAGAGATAGGAATGAGGGAAAAGACAGATAGTGTTAGAATTGATATGTATAAACCCATAGTGAATAAATTATATAAAATGCTATGTTGGAGAGATGAACGCAAAAGATGGCTTACACTTTATGATGAGCTATTAGCTGATGTGTCATTGGGCAATTTTGACAACGAATTTAAAGGACATTTACTTTTAATGACAGTTCCTTTAAAATATTATGAATTTGGTTTATTCCGTCAAACTATATTTGAGGTGATAGATTATGTCGATAACATATCAAGAATACAGAGACAGAGTTCAATATAAAGGTAAAAATAAAAGAGAATACGTTAATAACAAGGTTCGAGAAAGTATCGATTCACTAATAAATGATAGTCAGTATGGATTTACTATAAAGGTAGATGGAAAGGAACATGATGTTGCTATATTATCAACTAAATCTACACAAGATTATGAGAAAGCTAATATTATAGCCTACAATGAAGTAGGCTTAGATAGAGGAACTATCTTTCAGTGGAATGATGAGAATTGGATTATATTACAAAAGATGTTTCGTCCAGAACAGCCTGGATTCAACGGTTATGCTTATAGATGTACTGGAGAACTTAAATGGATTGACAAAAATGGTAAATTACAAACAAGACCGGGTTATATCAGTTCTGGTAGGACAACTAATTCACTAACATATACTCCAGATATCAATTATAAGTTTGATAACATTTTATTACACGATACTGATTGGAGTATGATAGCTGCTATTCAACAAGACTTAACATTACATGAAGAGATGCGCTTTATTATAAAGGGCCGTGCTTATAGAGTTACTAATATAGATAATGTTTCAATCGATCATGTTTCTATATTGTCTATGGTTGATGATAAGGTAACAGACGATGATTATGTGAATTTAGAAGAAGGAGGCTGGGGTATAGCTAACTTTTATTCTGAAGGATATAAGATTTCCTGTCCAGTTCAAGAACCTATACATTTATACGGTGGAGATATAAAAGATGTGCCAATTTTAGTTACATTACACGGAGTTTCCACTAATGAAAATGTTATATTTGAAAGTGCGGATAATTCTATTGTTGAAATAAGTGGAAGTAAAATGATAGGAAGAGGTATTGGAACAACTACAATAACTTGTCAATTAGAAAAAAATAAGCTAATTAAAAAGGATATAGAAGTCTTTGTTCAAGAAGAACATATGGAAGATACAGAAGAAATATATATAGAAGGTCCTGATTTTATTGAGTGGAATAATAGTGCTACTTATAAATTGTCAAATGAGGCTGACGCGGAATTTGAAGTAGAATGGTTTTCTAAAATTAAGCACGATATGCCGATTTTTACAAATAATAGTGTTACTATTAAAATTAAAGATAAATATTCAGGGGATATAAAAATAACAACTAATACAAATGGTCAAATTATTGAAAAGACTGTATATATAAAGACTATATAGGGGGTAATGTATGGCAATATTAAATAAGAATGTAACAGAAACGGACAGCTTTTTAGATATTAATAATGATATATATAGAATTATTACCGTCCTTAATGAAGATGGAGATTTAAAAAAGTTGTTGGTAAATACTAGTTTTAAACCTCTACAAGGTCCTGAGGTTAATAAGGATTTAAGGGATAAGCAAATAGCAAGAGTACCATTGCTACCTTATGATGATGAACAAGGTAGCTTGGTAAATGTAACTTTTTTAAATGGCACTATGGATCAAAAGAGTGAAACCATACTGGCAGTATTAGGTGTAGATGTATTTACTCCAGGTAATCAATGGATTATAGCTGAGGGAGTAAGACCGTTAATGATTGCTCACGCAGTTAATAATATAATGAAATATAATGTAATTCAAACCGGTGGTGTAAAGTATCGTTTAGTTGATATAATTAATGCTCAGCTTTCTGATACCTTATTAGGATATCGTTTGATTTATAATGCTGTTATAGATGATTAATTTAGGGCGTTTAATGAGTACAACCCCGATACCTGTAGTGGGAAATATTTGTTTTCACCAACCTAAAATAATACAAGTTTTAGATATGGGAGAACAAATGTATTGGGGTTTGCTTAAAATTTGGGATCTAGAGAGAAAAGAATTGATCCCAGAAGAAAATGAATATACATCTACATTATCTGATTACGAAGTTTGGATGCTTGTAATGTTTGGCTCGCCTGTTATGGCTGAGCGTTTAAAAGCATCTGTAGATTGTTTTTTACATACAAAAATTGAGTTTTTATCTATAAGTGGTACTATTATAGTAGGGGAAGGTGATGAATCTTCGTGCTTACTTGATGAGAATTTTTACAATACCATGAAGGATATTTGTAGAAGTCTTTCTGAACTTGGCTCCGAACAAAAAGAAGAACAATATAAAGAAACCGAGAATATGTCAGAAAGAGAAAAACAACTTATAGAACGTATGAAGGCTAGTGCCCAAAAGTTAGATAAGATTAAAAATGGAGAGCGCGATACGAAGAATCGCCTAGTAAAGCAAATTATTTCATTAGTCGCTATCGGTAGATATACTTTTGATGAGGTATATCAAATGACTATTGTTCAGTTGATTTATTTACTAAAAAAATACGTTGAGATACAACAATATGAGTTGTACTCTAATTTGAGTCCATATATGGATTCAAAGAAAACAGAACCGCCAAAACATTGGCTAGACACATAATTTTAGGAGGTATATTAAGATGTTAGATATTCAAGGAAGAAAATATGCTTCAGTTACAGTTTGTGACGTTACATTATACGACCTAGTTACTAAATACCCAGTTATGTTCTTTGATACTTTACAAGTTACTTCAATTGATGGAGCTGCTGAAACTACTGATATCCAAGGTGGACAAGGTAATGCTACATTAGCTTCTGTATCTCACAGTAAAACAGTAGACGTTCAATTTGATGACGCTATTATGACTATGAGTTCATTAGCTTTATTAACTGGTGGTAACCTTGAAAAAGCAACAGATGACGCTAAGATTACTATGACTGAAACAGATATAGTAAAAGTAGCCGCTGGTGAAACAAGTATTGTATTAACAAGAAAACCAAAAATCGGAAGTTATATTTGGATAGCTGAAATGAAGAACGGTATCTTATCTACTGCTTCTAGAACAGAAGCTAAAGTTGCTGAAAGTGATATCAAAGTAGTTGAAGGTGGATATAGCATAGATTTCACTAAATTCCACAATGCTAAAGTTAACCAAGATAATGAAATGACTTTCCGTGTATTCTATGAATGGGAAATGGGATTTGGAACTGGTGAAGAATTAAGTGAATTAACAGTATTAGCTGATAAATTCGCAGGAACTTACAGATTTATTGGAGACACTTTATTATTCAACCAATATACTGGATTAAATGATATTTTCCAAATAGAAATACCTAGATTAAAATTAGACTCTTCTTACTCAATGAGCTTTAACGCTTCAACAGAAGCTGTTGTATTCTCATTCAAAGGTAAAGCTTTAAGAGACGACCTAGGAAACATGATTATCTTCCGTCAACTTAAACAAGATTCTCAAACAGGTGATGACAACAGTGGATCTCAATATGATGGTTCATATGCTCAAATCCCAGCTAAAGAAGTTATAGTTGATGAAGAAACTGGTGCTTTAAAAGACACTGGAAAAACTTATCCAATGCCAAAAGCAAGTGTTTAATCTATAAAGAGAGTGTAAACTCTCTTATTTTTTTTACCCAAAATGCTTGACAATATTTTGTTGATATGATATAATGAAACTATATTTAAGAAAAGAATATAGAACGCTACTATTAAATTAGGAGGAGGTTGATAATATGTTAGAAAGATTAAGAATACAAGAAGTGAGTGAAATTATATTAAGTGTGCCAGAAGGCGTCGTAATTGCTGGAACCGATTTATCTGTTGGGGAACCGGTAATGATTATAGAAAAACCAGCGTTATCGCAATTAACCTTTAATACGAGAGAGAAGAAAGTTGAGAGCCGTGGTTTTATATCAGCCTCAGGAACTACAAGAAATATAGATTTTACAATTAACGAAGGCTCAGTTTTATATTCAGTATGGTCATATTTACATGGTATTAATACTATAAAGGCTACTTCACTATTACGTGGCACAGAATGGATACATGCCGATAATGAGCAATATGTGAAATTATCTGCGCCAAGTGCTCCTATAAAGCCCGTATTGTATAAAAAGAATGATGAAGATAAGTTAAGTTTATTGACTTATCAAAAAGACTATACTATTGTTTATCAGGGAGAAGATAATAAGGAGTATCTTATTCAATTTAATGAGCCTGTATCAGGAGATTATTTTATTTGTTATACTTATGAAATAAAAGATGTTGATATTACCAATGTAAAACAAATTCACAACAATATTTTCTGTTCTATGGATATATACTTTGATGCTGTAGATATGGATACTGACGACAAACATGTAGTTTGTATCCATTGTGATAAAGTTCAGGTTTCAACTGATTTGGCAATTGGAATTAATAACAGTCAAAAAGCATCATTTACACCTATTACAATTCGTTCTGTTCCTGATGGAAACGAATTAAACAAAGATATCGCAGTTATTACGGTGATTTAATTATGGCAAGATATAATATTAATGAATGGAATGCTAAATTAGATAGGACAAATACAGTAATGTGGGTTGGTCGTAATGGCATCCATTATGAATACATAATGCCAATTGGGGGTAATCCTTTTAATTTCTATCAAGATGCTGTAGATGTGCGTTCGCATAAGAGTCCGACAAGTAAATGGCCAAATGGTAAGAGACCGGGCGAATATCAACCTGTTGGTGACAAAAGCTATTTTACTTATTATCAATTAAAACAAATGAGAAAGAAAGGTGCTACTGACAGAGATATTGAGATTGTCAAGCAAATTATTCACCAATTTTATGGAGATAGATAATGGCTGAATTTGAGAAATTGTGTGGCGATTTAAGAGTGAAGGCTTTAGCAAGAGAAAGCGTTATTGCTAAGGGAATTAGAAACGCAGCTCCACTGTATGCCAAAATATTGAATGATCAGGATTGTATCAGAAAGTTTGTTGAAGATATGTTAAAGATTGACGGGTATGGAATACAGTTAAAATACAGCGAAAAAGGACAATTAAGAGTATATGACGCTAACTATGAAATATTAGGTACTAATATCAAGGGGAATATAAGTGACGAGCGTTGGCGCAGTATGTTGGACATTGGAAATACTTATTTAGATAAAAATAATGGAGAAAGAGACAATGGATTGTATGATAGACTAATGGGTATCATGTTAGAGGAAGTCGGAGAAAAAGTATTGGATTACAATATAGACAAAACGGATTTTAGTAGCTTATTTTCCGTTGAAAAATCAAACAATATAAATTGGGATACTGAAATTAAATTCAGTAATCCGTTTCCAGAAATAGATAAATCATTTTATGATTTAAGAAGTGGCTTACAATTAGACCATAAGGCTAACCTAGATAATTTCCACATTGTCGATAAGACGTTATCAGAAGGAATGATGGAGACAGTTAGAGAAAAGGCTATTGATGGGAATGATACAATACAAGGAGCTATTATGAGTGTTGTTTTGCCATATAAAATTGGGGGCGATGCTTTTCCTATTTATTACAGTATAAGAGATGGGAAGGTTCTTTTGACGAGTGAGATTTTATTAAATCCTAGTAAGTTTTATTTACATAAACTTCCAATTCCTAATCCGGAAAAAGTGTTACAAAAGATAAGAGATGAATATAGGGAAGCGACTGGATTAGATGGTGGAAATATTTTGGGAGGTATTGAAGAAGACCTCCGAAAAGAAATTGTATTTGATGCTATAAAAGCACTTAATGAAAATATAAGAACGGCAAGTCTATGGTATGGACGCCGTTAGGAGGGAAAAATGAAATATAAATTAAATGGGTTAAGTAATGTGAGTAATATATCTACTCAAAAGGAGATAATTACAACAGCAATAGACTTAATGGGAGAGGGATATATATTTACTATCCCTGAAATGGAATTAGCAGTAATGATTGCGATGGTTGTAGTATTAGAAAATGATGAAAAGGTATTAGATGATTTAGATAAGAGTGATAATATTCAAAATACTATTATCTTAGATGTTGAGCCAGCTTTCAATGAAATTATTATGAAAGATGATAATGGCAGACAAATGTTTTATAAGTTATGTGATTGTCTAAGAATATATTATGATGCGCAACTAAAAGCGAATACTACTGTGGCTGGTTTATTAACTAATTTAGCTAATAGCTTACAAACATTGGATTTAGATACTATACTAAAGGTGGCAAATCAAATAAAAGATAATCTTATTACAAAGAAGACTGAAATAGAAAAAGATAAAGAAACACCTGTTGAAAAGACAGATGAAGAAATAAAACAAGAAATGATAGATGAAATTGATAATGCTAAAATGAAGGCATTAATTGAAAAATACCAAAGAATTGAGGGATAACTTCAATTCTTTTTAAATGGGAGGGAAAAGAATGGCAGCAAATAAACGAGTGATTACGTTAGGTTTGAATTTTGACTTAGATAGACAAAATATTCAGAAGATAACTCAAGCATTAAATGACACGGCTAAGATTAAGTTATCATCAAAACGTAGTGATAATTATCTTAAGAGTACATTGGGTGACGTAGATGAATATTTAAAACAGTATAAAGCATTAATCAAAGAAATGCAAAAGCCTATGCACAGTAAGTCACAAGCGAGAGAATTAGGTTACCGAATGAGTAACTTAAATACCGATATAAAACAACGTATAGGTGGTTTAAGGGGGAGTGTTAGTAGAATATATAACACACCGAAGAATGCTCAAAACTTTTTAGATGTCAGTAAGATTGGAGATCAGATAAAAGCTGTTCAAGATTTAATAGACAAAATTAAAGAGTTGCGTAAAGAAAGAGGGAAGATAGGGACAAATAAGGCTCTTGATACCCAACGTATTCAGGCTAAAACAGAACTAAAAGGTTTAAGCAAGAAAGATTCTTTAACTCCTACTGAATTAGAAAGGCAAAAAGAATTAAATAATGTTTTAAACGATGTTAATAAAAAGTTAAAAGAAAAAGAGGCGATACAAACTCGCATTAATGCTTTATTGCAAGCAAGTGGATACTCCTCAGTAAGTGAGGCTGAAGGTCAAAGAGATGAGTTGATTAAACAGCAAAGTAGTTTAAAAGATGAAATTGTTTCACCTGAAGATATGGCTACTTTAGAAAAGAGTTTAACAACTATTCTTGGTCTATTAAAAGAGATAGGCAGTGCTTCTCACACAGTAGATGAATTGGGGGATGCCCACGATAGAGCAGCTGAAGAAGCGAGAAAGAATGCCGAGCAAGAAAAAACTTTTAAAGATGTTTTATCTCAATTAGGAATACCCCTATTAACTCTTAATGAAATAGCCGGTAAGATAAGACAGGTTATTGACTACTCTTTTGAGTATGTTAAAAACTTAGACAAAGCTTTAACTGAAATCGCAGTTGTTTCAGACAAAACAAGGCAAGAGGCATTACAATTAACAGATACATTTATTGAACTAGCAAGTAAAACTGGTATGGCGATAGATGATATTGCACAGGCATCTACAATATTCTATCAACAAGGCTTGGCAGATGATGCGGTTAAGAAACTTACAGAATATACCTCTATATTTGCGAAAATATCTGGCGAAGATGTGCCAACGGCAGCAGACCAATTGACAGCTGCTATTAATGGTTTCGGATGGTCAGCAGAACGTGTAGCTGATGTAGTAGATAAATTAAGCGTATTAGCCGCTTATTCAGCAGCAGACACGCAAGAGTTAGCGACAGCGATGTCTAAGGCTGCTTCACAGGCAAGCATGGCTGGTTTATCATTTGACCAATACAACGCTTATTTGGCAACTATGATTGAGACCACTCGTGAAGCACCAGAAAACATAGGTACTTCATTAAAGACTATTATGTCTCGTTTCCAGAGTATTAAGAGCGGAGATAATACAGAAGATGACACTGATGTCAATGCTGTTGAAACTGCTTTAAAATCAGTTGGAATACAATTAAGAGATAGTCAAGGTCAATTAAGAGAATTGGGAGATGTATTAGATGAATTAGGACCTAAATGGGCTGGATTAGATAGAAATACACAAGCTTACTTAGGAACAGTTATAGCTGGTACTCGTCAGCAATCTCGTTTCATATCATTAATGCAACACTGGGATCGTGCTTTAGAATTACAAACAGCATCTGAGAACAGTGCTGGCGCAGCAGCAGAAATGCACGCTAAAGCAATGGAAGGTCTTGACGCCACTATTAATAATTTAACAATAGCATGGCAAGACTTAATATCTACCATTGTCAATGGAGATACTTTTAAAGGTATTTTAAAAATTATTACAGGCGTTATTAAATGGCTTGGTGATGGCAATTCTCTATTAAAAGTAATCTTTTCAATTATAACATTGGTTAATGCTAAGACATTAATAACAAACGCTCAAATAATTTCTCAAAATCAGAAATTAGGAAGTCAGAAAGAAACATTAAAAAACATAGATACTACTTGGAGCTCAATCAAGGAGAAAGTTTTAGGTACTACCACTGCTATAAAAACTGCTGTAGCGGCTACAGATGAATTAACAGCGGCGACTAATAAATTGAATAATGCTCAAAATAGCAAAGGAACTGACGTTAATGTGACTAAGCCTACGACAGGAGACAATGCTCAACCCGGTGCTGGAGGTAATAAACTAGGAAATATAGTGGGCATGTTAGGTAAGGTTCAATCAGCCATAGCTATTTTTACTACTGTGGCAATACTAGCAGAAACAATTTCCGGATGGATTTCGAAAGCTCTATTTTTAGATGCTGATGAATTATCTGCTATTGAAGACAGTATAAATAAGAGACAAGAAGAAATAGATAAACAAAACAGTATTATTAGAGCTTCTACAACTACATTAGATATATATAATAAGTTAAATAAAAAAATGAATTTAACTACTGATGAATTAGATGATTTATCAGAAGCAGCAAAATCGGTTGCTAAAGCTATCCCGGAAGCTGTTATGGGTTATGACGAGAATGGTAATCCTATTATAAATCAGGCGGTTGCTAAATCTGTTGGAGCTAAAGCTGATGCGAAAAAGGCAGGATTAGCAAAAGACCAAATAGGAGAATTAATATATAAAGATATCGCGAAAGCGGTGGTTAATGCCTCTACTGAATATCAAAATTCTACTACTCATAAATGGGCCACTGCTGGAAAGATTGGTGGTGGAGTAGCGGCTGGATTAGGCTTAACTGCTTTACTTAATATTTGGAATCCATTTGGATGGGCTACAGGTATTGCTGCGGTAGTTGCCGCTATCGGTAGTGCTGTAGCTATTGGGTCTTCTGTGGGAGATGCGGCTAAGGAGAACGCAGCTAAGATGAAAGCTGCTGCCAAAGACATCAAGAGTGCTTTTTCTGATGAGAATATGGAAGCCGTTCAAAAACAAATGGCCCAGATATCTAAGGTTGCGGTTGGTCAAGGAACGGTTGATAATACATCCGCAGCAGATAGAGCTAAGACAGCTGGTTCATTAGCATCAAGTTGGATTAGTAACGAGACAAAGAGGATTCAACAATCTTTCTTTAACGGTGATATTGGCGTTAAAAAAATGAAAGAGCAAGTTGAAGACCTGGGATATGAATGGGAAGCTACTTTAAATAAACTCGGCGGAACGCAAGGTTTAGCAAAAATTACCAATGAAATTGCTAAAGCTGCGGATGGAGTGGGTGATAAAACTTACGCCAGTCTAGAAGAAGGTTTCCAACAATTTATTGATAGCAATTATTCCGATTTAGACAAGAATAGCGAACTTTACAAGTCTTTAAAAGATGCGTTTATGAAAGCTGCTTTAGAAGGAACTTCTGGTGGTTTATTGTCTGCGGTTGATTTGTTAGAAGGCAAAATTGAAGGATTAACTGGGCAAGAAGGTCAAGAAGGAGAATTAAAGAAATATCAGGATGCTTTAGCAAAAATTAAAGGCATGACTACCAAAGAAGCTGATATGTATGGCTCTTCTGGTATTTTAGACAATATTGATTTATTTAATAAAGTTTATGGTCAAAGTGGAAAAGACCTAAGTCAAAAAATAGCAACAAGTAGTGAGCAACCTGCTCTTGACTTTATAGAGGCTGTAACTCGCGCTAGAGATGATTTTTACAATGAAGCTAAACAGTTCTTGGATGATAATAATGTTACAAGTGCCGATGATTTAGATGATGATTTAAAAACTCAATATAACGAAATTATAGATAATGCGGAAGCCGCAAAGGATACTATTGAAAATATTTGGAATAGTATGACTTATTCACCGGACGACCCTTGGAGTGTGTTGTTAGACGAATTAGAAAAAATTAACAAAGAGGGAGATAACACAAAACAAGTTTTAGCTAAACTAATGAGCGGTGAGGGTGTAGATTATAGTACATTTAAGACTTGGACGACTGAGACATTGGATGTTTTAGATACATCAAAAATGACCACTGAGGAATTAAGTCGATTGAGTGGTATCTATAAGCAAATTACGAACAGTATGTATGTTCAAAATGGTCAATTACAAATGAGCAAAGAAGCTACAGAGGCTTTAGTTAAACTTCAAGAGGAGTTGGCTCAGGCTGAAATTGAAAAAATTAGAAGAACCTATGAAGTTCAACTAGAAGAAATTAGAGCTCAAAAAATGATTGTCCAAGCACAAATAGCTACTTTACAACAAAAGCTTGAAATAGGTGATACTGAGATAGATGCCGAAGCTGCTTGGAATGATGCTAGAACATATATGACTAAATTGTTCCAGGAAACACAAGAAGACGCAGCTCAAAACTATGTCGATATATATAATTCAGCTTATGCTAAAGATTTAGAAAACTGGAATAAATTACAAACAGCTAAAATTAATGGTACTGAATATAAAGGAGAATCACTAATTCTGGGAGATATATTAAAACCAATAGATCAAAAATCTTACTTACAAGCATTAGAAGACAAAGGTTTAAACAACAAGGCAGGATGGCAGCAACAATTAGACGCCTTAAGGAAAAAATTAGAAGGTTTAAATGTTCAAGAGAATAGCGTATTAATGAAACTAAAAAATCTTGATTTTGGAACAACATTTACAGAAGGGGCCGCTGCTGTAGCAGATGCTACTAAGGAATTGGAAAAATATCATGGAGAGTTAGAAGAAATCTATAATACATTACGTAAAATAGAAGGTCTTCAAGCTCGTTTAGATAATTTAGACCAATATGAGAATATAGCGATTGGTAGCACTTATGCTAAATATATACACGAAAGAATTGATTTAACACAAGAGTTAATTGAGCGTAATAAGACATTATTAGCTCAACAAAAGTATCTTGAGCAACACGAGAAAGATCTTATAAAGAGCAGCTCTGTCGGAGATGTATTTAGTTTTGATGAGTTTAATAATATTATTATAGATTGGGAAAAATATGCTCAATTACAAGATGAATCAATCGAAGGTGAAATGACATTAAAAGAATTGGCTGACAAGTTATATGATGAATATAAAGACCTACACGATACAACATTAGATTATTATAGTGATTTGGTGGATAGTGTAGATCAAGCAATTCAAGCTCAACAAAAATTGGTTGATACCTATAATGATTTAGAAAATCAATTAGCTAACGCAGTAAAAGATATCTATCAAAAAATGCTTGACACTAAGTTAGATGCTATTGACACTGAAATTGAAGCCTTAGACAAATTGCGCGAAGCAAGAGAAAAGGCTAATAAAGAGAGAGATAATAGCAGAGAATTAAGCGATTTACAAATAAGTTTAAAACGTGCTATGATGGATACTTCCGGAGCAAGCAACACCAAAGTATTAAGTTACCAAGACCAAATCCGTTCTAAACTAGAAGAGATGGGTGAAGACGAATATACTGAAAGATTGGATGCTATTAAAGAGGCCCTTAATGACCAAAAGGAATTCTTACAAAAAGAATTTGATAATTACTTCGAAGATTGGCAAGATTTCCATAAAATAATTGAAGAGCGTGTTTTAGGTAGTGAAGAAGGTATTAAGCAAGTATTTGCGACAACAAAAGAATTTAAGGAAGCAAATAATGCGCAAAGAGCTGCCTTAATGCAAGACTTAATGACTAAGTATGAAACGGTGTCTGATTATATTCGTGGAGGAACTGAAGGTGGTAGTACAATCATGGATGTATTTAAGAATATTACGGATACAAAAAAAAGTATTGAAAAAATAGATAGCTTATTGAGAGACGGTACTTTTACTCAACAAGTTGGAACGTCTCTATCAAATGTTTTGAACGATTATATGACATCTCAATTAAATGCTTTAGCAGGACGCTTAAATAACTCAAATACAAATTATTCATCTAGTCCAAGCTCAGAGCCAAAAGCTCCAGTAAATCCTGGTAATGTTGGAGATAACTCGCTACAAAAAACTCAGATACAGGCAGATAATAGGATGCCAAAGAGAGTTACTTTATTGAAGAGTGAGCCGGGCCGTTTGTTTAATATCTCTAACGGCGGAAGAGAGGTTTCTCCTGTTGCCGGGGATAGAACAACCTTTGTGCGCTTCAAGAAAGGCTCAACTTATTCAGTAAGTGGAATGAAGGAAATCGATGGAGTGACATATTATAAAATTAATTCAGGCTCATCATCTGTGTGGGTTAAAGCTAGTAATATCACCAATCCTCAGTATAAGAAAGGTGGTTTAGCAGACTTTACAGGACCAGCTTGGTTGGATGGAACAAAGTCTAATCCAGAAGCTGTGTTAGATGCTGCTCAGACAAAAGCATTTATGAGTTTTACTGACAAACTAGCTAAATTAGATGCTACAAATGCGCTAGGTAGTAGTATTGTTAATATAGAAAGTATCTCATTTGAAGTTGATAGTATGTCATCTCCAGAAGATGGAGAAAAAGCTTTTGACGCTTTTGTTCAAAGGTTTAAAGAAGTAGGTAAACAATCTGGTTTATCTTTTGTGAAGAATAGATTATAAAGTATGTCTTAAATAAAGGCATACTTTATTTTTATGCTTTTTAGACTACTTATTTAATAGAGAGAAACGTAATAAAGGAGGGAAAATATGAGAAGAGCTGTAAAAGCGGGAGAATTTTGGTCTACTTTTATTTTTGATAATATAGATTGCGCAGATTTGGGTGTGTATGCTGTTACCAGTAGTAGCACTTATACAACTAATTTAGTGCCAACTTTCGCAGATAAAAAAACAGAGGTTACTGCTTATGACGGGCAATATTATTATGGAACACAAATTACTGGACAGCAATTTACTTTTGAAATGTTTGCTGAGAATTTAACTCATCAAGAATTAAATAGGTTAAAATCTTGGTTAAATCCAAGACATATAGGAAGACTGGTATTATCGGATCAACCTTATAAATATTATTTTGTTAAACCTGTTTCAGTTAGCGCATTGGCCAACATTCCATTAACAACTATTCAGACACCAGCAGAAAGTGTATTAGGAGACTTTTGCGAAGGAGATTTAGTTTATGTGGGCAGATTTAGTATTACTTTTGAAACAGTAGGTTCTGCTTACGGATATGGATTGAGTTATTATAGAGATGATTTAATCTACGACGCAAAAGAAAAATATGGAAGAGACTATTATTATAATAGCGGTCTTTTATATAAAGATATGTGCCCGGCAGCTAAATGGGATATAGAGACAAACGCTGTTGAACACAGTATCCCGATGTATAATCCTGGTAGTGCTGATGGTAAGCCAACTTATAAAATTGAACACGAAGGTAAATTTGCCGATCATAGTTATATTAGAATAGATAATAAAACTTATGGGACCTCAACAATCATTGATATTAGTGGGTTAGAAGGGGATTTAACAATTAGTATCGTGGAACAAATGATTCAGGATGAAAGGGGAAATGCTTATTACGGAAGATTTTCAGGAAGTAATTTAAGTATTAATCCTTTTAGAAGCGTTATTGAGCTTCCAGAGACATTCGCTGAAGAAAGTGATACTGGTTCAATATTAGAATATGATAGTTTTTATATAAATAATAATGTGGTAGAAATAAATCCTAAGGTATTATTAGTAAGTGAAGATATGGTAGGGCGTTATTTCTGTGTTAATGGTAATGGTGGTAATAAAATAAAATCTATTAGTGTTGATGCTAATTCACTACAATTAAGTGACGCACCAAAAACATATGACATACCAGCTCCAGTAGTTCAGGATGGAACTGTTGTTCAGCAAGGCGGATTTAAGTTTGAATATTTAGAAGTTAATAACGTCATGCCAACTACTGGTTCGTTAGGACAAGTTTGTGTAGTGGATGATGTTTGGTATGTTTATAAAGATAAATGGATAGAAACAAATTTATTTTCTAGCAAAGAGGATTTCAAGAATATTTATGGTAATTATATTCCTGTATATCGTATGTTCGGAGCTACTATTGTAGAGCTAGATGATATTACAATAACTACAGGAACTAATATAAAATATAAAAATAATGAAGCGATTTTAACTGGCGCTTCTGTTCCAGCATTTACGTTGAGTGCAGAAATGCAGCCAAGATATTTATAGGAGGGAAGATATATGCAAGATTTCGTAAGAATAGGCGGAGAGATTACTTCTAATCCCTTGAACGAGAATTTTAGACGTTTAATCGGTGAAATAAGTAGAGCAAATGTCAATTTAAAATTCTCTTCAAGTAATGGTATTGTAAATACTATTACGGATATGAATAATATACACGATCCAGAAGACGCACAATGCTGCTACGTTATATCAAGTGGAGAGTTTTATCGTTACTCAAAAGGAGATAATCAATGGCATAAGATTATGGATATAGGCCAAACCTTCAGACAAGGATTCCTTAACTCAGGTGTCGTTGTTATGGAAGGCGGTTTAAAACTAAAAGAAGGCAGTCTTAATACGCTAATTATTCCTAATATGCTTGTTTATTATAAAAACCAAGCCGGGGATGAGCGCTATTTAAAAGGAATGTATTTGATAGAAGAAAAGGAATTTAACGCAAGCTCTGTTGTAACTTCTCCTGGAGCGTATTCAATTTTAGTGAAGAGCTCAGGTGAGTGTAGCATAACAACTGGAATGCCTCAGACAGATGATCCTAATCAAGTTTATTTAGGTTCATTCTTAGCATCAGAAGGGGGCAAGATTTTAAAAGATTTCATATTTACTTTGCCCGATATAGCTTATACAGCAGATAGAAGCGGATTTATCTTTGACGGAGGCCAAGCAGAAGGGTTGTATTTAGATAAGACTGACGCTGGAGATAATACTGTGTCTCGTAAGGCTGGTTTTTATTATGATGAAGGAGCTAATTATCCAGTAGGACAAACAGATAATTATCCAGTTGATACAGACAATGGTTCTAATTATAATTTAAAATCATTTACAGCTATTGAGAGTGTAGATAGATTATATTACACTACACCAACAAATGGATTGACTAATGGATTTACAGAAAAGGTTGGATTAGATCCTACGCATTATTACAGTAATGGTAGTCTTGAGGATGTAGCAGATGGCCTATGGACTATCCAAAGACACCTAGTGACACCTAATGGTCAAAATATAATTTTATATGGTACAAAGACATATAATTCTCAAATGGATGCGGTAACAGCACTAAATGATATAGAAAACAGTGACTTAAATTTCCCATTTGCGGAAGTAACAAGAATCGTGTTACAAAATTCGGCTGATTTTTCCACAAAAAATACAGACAAATGCGTGTTCAAAACATTACAACGTTTGGCTCAAACAGGTACTATATATCCACACTTCGCTGACAATATATTTACAATATATAGCGGAGATGCGGCTGATAGCACACCTGCTACCATGAGATTCAATTTAGGAGAATTACAAAAAGAAGATTATAGTAACTTATATAGTTTAACCGTATTGCCTTCGGAGGGCAATTATGAAGAATTCTTCTCTAATCAAAAATATATAACAGATAATAATGTTATTACAGTTCCTCAATCAGTCGCATATACTCGTAATGGCTATAAAATAGCTGACAAAGAGGATTTAGATTATGTAAAAAATAGAATAAACGAAATAGAAAAAGAATTGTGGAATGTGTATGATAAAGATAGTAAAAGATATGAACAAAGTGTTCGTTATAGATTATATCAACTAGAAGAAAAAACAGACGAGCATACAGCTACTTTAGCAGACCATGAAACCAGATTGACATCTGTTGAAAATAACAAAGTAAATAAAACAACTAAGATTAATGGATATACACTAGGGGACACGGTGGGCAAAAATGAGGCCAAAAGTATCGCACTAGTAACAGGAGATATAGCTGAAGGACAAGGAAAGGGAAGTAAAGTTAATTTATGGTATACCGAGGAACGTGTTAATGCTAATACAAATGTAAAAAAGGGAGCTAAGCATGCGGACATTAAGTCATTAGACGATAATGCGAATACTCATACAAAAGTTAATCCACATAACTTATCAACAGACGATTTGAATATTTTAGCCGATACAACAAAGATATTCGTTACGCCAGAAGAAGAAAGACGCATACGCGCAGATAGATTACCAGAGAACACTATTCAGGCTTTGGCTGATTTAGACGCTAAGAATCTAGACAGTATTGACATCAGCTATATGACAGGTAATAGCGCAGCGCCTGGAGATGGGCCTATTCATTTAGGAAGTGCTAAGAAAATACGCTTCTTTAAAGACGGCTTAAACATCAGTATGGATAGCGATAACGAAACATTAAGTTTAGAATGTGTTGGTCAATTAAATGATGATTTAATGACTAAGCAAAGATACGCGACATTAGAAAAAGAATATCCAACTCTTTATGGAGGCTACGTAGATAAAGCTGTTAATGCTGAGTTTGCTTATAATGTAGCTGGTATTGAAACAGCCGAAGCTAACCAATATTATGGAACAAACGATGATGCGGAAGTAGGTATTTATGATTTACCAACTTATGTCGGCACTGCTAATCTTGAATCTTTTGCTAGCGTGGATCAAATTATTTTTACACCAGTGGATGGTTCAATTACAGAAAAACATTTAAGCACAGCTTTAAAAGATAAGATTAACAATAATTATCATACAATATATAATGCTGGAACTTTAAAAAGCAATAAAATTAATACCTTAGACTTTGGTAATAATTTAACAGTTACAGTAAATGGCAATAAAGCAACAATTAATGCTACAGGAGGTTCTGGCGCAGGGGCAACTACATTTGCGACTTTGAGTGATGTAGATGTAACTTATACTGGAAACGAAGGTAAGCAAATCGTTATTAATGACACTGGGACAGGTTTAACTGTTGCGCCTATAAACTCTACAAAGGATTATATGTTAAAGGCTGTTTATGTAGATCCTACAGATGTTTCAAGAGTTAAAAAGGCTGCGTTAGCCGATACAGCGACAATAGCAATCAATGCTAATAATGCCTTAGCATTAAATAATAAAGTGGTGGATGATAATGCGACAAATGCTTCGTCTTTATGGACAGCTTCTAAAATCATATCAAACACCTCTATACAAATAAAAAATGAAGGAGTCAATACCTATAGTGGTAAAACCACTCCTGCCGATTCATTAGGAAAGAACGGCGATATTTATATTTTAACAGAATAGGAGGTGAAGTAGATTATGAGTTGGCAAAGAGTAGCTTCAGGAGTAACGGATGGAGCTAATACAATTACAGTACAAATGAACGTTAATTATGGATACACTAACGTAGTTCGTTCAGGTAATACGGTTTCTGTTGATTTGGGTATGAGCATAGAACAAGCAGATGGATATTACTGTTATAATTCTATTGGTGGGCGATTTAATGGAGTAGTTCGTTATGGTTTCGTTGGTGATGCTAATCACTACACGAGTAGAAGTACAGTATATTGTAAAGATACGAGTGGAAGCGCTGGTTATAAAAACACTTCAGAGGTTTATCCTTGGCATTATAGCTTCACCGTTAATCCGTCAGATACCAGTGCTACTGTATATCTTGACTATAGCTGGCAAAAGTTTAATTTAGCAGATGATTATAATTCTTGTTGGGTCTCTAAACCTTTAACTATCACTTTCCCGGCTTTAACGGGTCCTACAATTAATTCTGCTAGTGTAAGCGGGGGTTTGGGAACAGCTTCGTATAGTTGCTCTGCTTCAGCGGGCTCAAGTTCAAGTTTAAGTTATTCTTGGACTATTGGAGGTAAGAGTGCTTCAGGTACATCGGGAACAGTAACTGGTTTATCGCAAAATAAATCTTATACTTGGTCTTTAACTGTTACAGACGGTAACGGCATGACTGCTACAAGAAGTGGTACATTTGTTACTACTCATACCGCTCCAAACATTGGAACAAGGACGATCACACATACTAGAGTGAATGATACTTATACAACAAAAATAGCTTATCCAGTAACTTATTCTGGAGGAGCAAGTTATTCAAGTCATAGTTTGAAATATAGCACAACAAGTGGTTCTTATACAACTTCAGCAACAAGTGCTTCAACAGGAACAAGCTCAAGTTTTAATCTAACGGGGTTAGAGCCGAACAAGACATATTATTATCAAATCACCGAGGTAGATAACGGATTAGCGCAAACTAAATCCGCTACAGCAACAGGTTCATTTAAGACACCATGTCAAGCCCCTAGTGGGATAACTCAACGTTCATTGGGCTCTTCTAAAGATATGATAGGTATATCTTATTCAGGAGAAGGAGACATTAATGCGCCTATCACTAAATGGACTATTAAATATAGAAAAGCGAGCGGAACAACGCAAACTACAATAGACGCCGGGACATCAACTACTTATTGGATAGATGGATTAGATCCGGATACTGATTATAAAGTAGATGTATGGGCAACAAATGTTGGAGGAGATTCAAATAGTGGTGAATATAATTACGCCACTAAAATGGATGCGCCTACAATTACATCTTTTACGGTTTCTAATTTACAGCCATTTAGTTGTACTTTGACGGCTCAGGCCACATCAAATCCAACAAGGGTATTAAATTATAGATTTAGTAAAGATGATGGATCTACTTGGACCAGTTATCAAACTTCCAATGTATATAATTGGACTGGTTTAACTGAAGAGACTTTATACAAATTTCAAGTTCAAGTTAAAGCAATATCCACAGCCGACTTTGGAATAGACACAACTGCGACAGCATCCGTTCAAGCTACGACACCATCAGACCAAGCTCGTATTAGAGGCAAGGTAAATGGTTCTTGGGTTCAAGGTAAGGCTTATTATAAAGTTAATGGAACTTGGGTAAAAGCAAAGAAAGTGTATATTAAGAAAAACGGAGCTTGGGTTATTAATAAAAATAATTAAGGAGGAACAAAATGGCAATTTATCCTATTAAAATGTTAAAAGATGAAGAGGGACAGCCTTTTGTTCCTCTTACTCATATAAACGCAATTCAAGGCGCAGAATACGCCACGAGCATATTGGAGGCTGAGCGTTTAAGTGCGGGACATTATAAAATCACTAATAAAGACATTGATACTCAATTTTTACAAAATAAAGTTATTGCTGTTCGTTTTATTGAAATTGGCGAGACGGCAACTACTACTTATATGAAGGTTAATGATGAAATAGAATATCCTATATATAAACCAGACGGCAGTTCGCCTTTGCCAATTAGTGATGTAGGCACTTCTGTATGTTATTTTACTTTGGTTAATAATAAATGGCAAATGGTATTGGTTGGAACGGTAAATCCAAGCGATAGCGGTCATACTATAACCGATAATGATGGAAAGACTATGACACAAAGAGCTGTGTTAAATTTTTCTGGCTTCGATGTAAGAGATGACAGTTTAAAAGGAGCTACAAAAGTTAGTAATCCTGCCTACGTATTAGCTGAGCAAACGGGAGAGAGTTTAACCATTAGTCCAAATACTTGGACACGTTTAGGAAATACAATAGTAAAAGCACCTGAGGAAGGATTATATAGAGTTAATGTATATCTTGAAATGAATAATATTACTTCTGTGGGAAGAGAAATAGGTGTGCGTGCGGTTGATATTAACCAATCTGGTCAAGAGGATTGGTATTATCAATATAAAAGATGTAAGCACACTTTTTCCGTATTTGTTTATGCTAATGGAGGTAATACAATCTTAACTCCTTGGGTTTATATTGATCCATTAACCAGCTCAAGTACAAATACAATAAGTAATTATTCATATAGAATAGAAAAATTAAATGTTAAATAGGAGGTAATATATGGCACAATATCCAATCAAAATGTTAAAGGACGAAGAAGGATTACCATTTGTTCCTCTTGTATCAACGGAATGTATCCAAGACCCAGAAGGCAAATCATTAGAACAAAGACTGGCTACCAGATTAGGACCAGATAACCTACTTGGAGGGGAGAATATAACGGTGCGTCCCGAAGGAAGTAATTGTTATATAGATTTAGATTTACCAGCTTCTTTAAATATCATAGATAACTTAAATACTGCTAGTAGTGGCCAAGGAGCGCTTGATGCTCACCAAGGTAATATATTGAAAAATATGATACCGGGTATTGTTGATGATGTTACAAGCACAGATGCCACGAAAGTGCTAAGCGCAAGGCAGGGATATGTTTTAAATAATAAGTTTAATGAATATGCTAAGGCCAATACATTAGCACCAGTAGCTACGTCGGGTAAATATAGTGACTTGACTGGTTCTCCTACAATTGTTAATAATCTTATTTCAACAAGTAAAACAGATACACTTAGTGCTGCTCAAGGTAAAATATTAAATGATAAATTTGCTAATTATTTACCTTTAACGGGTGGAAATCTAACGGGGTCTGTTGTAACCAGTGGCAACTTGTGCTCAGAAGTTTCCTCAGGAGAGGCTACAGTAAAGGCAACTTATCAAAATAAGGGTATTTACTTATTTGCGAATGCCGATACGCACGGAGTATATGACCATTCTTATGGTTCTATTATTTATGTTTCTGGAGCTAAAACCACAGACAAAAAATTCCAAGGGGTGGCAGCTATGGCTCAACAAGATACTTCTGGTTACGGTTTGACAGGAATGGTAAAAGGCGGAGACAGTGGAGGAGATAACTTTTATGTTAAATATTCCAATGGAATTCTAATATGTTGTAAGAGAGTCTCTTTTTCAAATGTACCGATTTCCACCGCTTGGGGCAGTTTATATGACTGCGGTACTGCTATCGATTTAGGAGATTGGCCTTGTGCTTTTGCTTATACCCCTGTTACATCAGTTGAGATACAATCAACGAACGGAGTATTTACTCAAGGTCATCAACGTGTTAGCACCACATCAGCTGGTTCTGTTTGGCTAACAAGAGCCCAATCAAGTCCAGGTGTTAGCGGGTATCTGACTGTTATAGGAATCGGTAAATGGGCAACCGATCAAGTCGAAGAGCCCAGTAAATAAAGGAGGAATGAATTATGGCGTTATATCCAATAAAAATGCTTAAAGATGAGGAAGGTCTTCCTTTCGTTCCTCTTGTTGGAACAGAAAGCATAAGAGATCCAGATGGAAAAACCTTAGAAGAAAGGCTATCTACTAAATTAGGCCCAGATAATCTTAAGGGAGGAACAAATGTATCTATTACAACTGAAGGAGATAATTGTTTTATAAATGTTAATTTTCCCGCTAGCAATTTAATAAATAATTTAACAACCGCTCAACCTGACAAGGGAGCACTTGATGCTTATCAAGGAAAGGTTTTAAAGGAGTTAATACCAACTGTAGCCGACAATTTAACGACAACAGATGCGACAAAGGCTTTGAGCGCCTACCAAGGATATTTATTGAAGCAACAAATTGATACAATGGCGGGAGATAAGACTTTTTATTTCACACAATCATCCCCTACAGACATTTGGTTCATTCAGCATAACTTAAATAAGTATCCGACAGTGGCTATTATTGATAGTGCTGGAACGGAGGTAATCGGAGAAATTACGTACGTAGATTTGAATAACATAAAGGTTGTATTTAATGGAGCGTTCGCAGGTTCTGCGACATTAAATTAAGGAGGAAAAGATGGCAAAGTTTTTAACAAATATAGACTTAAATAAGAATGAATTACAAAATGCTGCTATTCAAAATTTAGCTACGGCACCATCTAATCCAGTGAAAGGGCAAACATATTATAACACTGCCGATAATAAGGCATATATATACAATGGCACTACCTGGATAGACATAACTGCCGTGCCTGATACAGGGACAACAGATTATAATGAACTATCTAACAAACCTTCAATTGGAGGAGTAGCATTAAAAGGAGATAAAACCTTAGCGGATTTAGGTATCCAACCAGCGGGGAGTTATATAACCGTTGAAGAAGATCCAGTTTATAGTGCTAGTCCTGCGGCGAGTATAACTACTGTATTAATCGGTAATTGGAATGATGCGGCTACTAACAGCCACACGCATACCAACAAGGCATTGTTAGATAGCTATAAGCAGACAGAAGCTAATTTAGCCGATGCTGTAAGTAAAAAGCATAGTCATAGTAATAAGACAATTTTAGATAACACAACAGCTTCTTTTACCACAGCAGATGAAACCAAGTTAGACAATTTAGTCAATATTAAAAAAATTGGGGACGGTTTGAATTTTAATGATGCTACTGGAACTTTATCAAATACTCAAACTAGTGCGGTTTGGGGCAATATAACAGGTACATTAACAGAGCAAACTGACCTTCAAAATGCTTTAAACAATAAGAGTAATGTGGGACATACTCACACTGTTGCTAATATTACCGATATAGCAACTAACTACATTAAGGCAAGTGAGAAAGGCAAAGCAAATGGTGTTGCTACATTAGGCACAGATGGACTGGTTCCGGCTTCTCAATTACCAAGTTACGTAGATGACGTTATAGAGGGCTATTACTATAGTGGCAAGTTTTATAAAGAAAGTGCACATACTAATGAATTAACGCCAACAACTGGTAAAATATATGTAGATTTAACTTCAAATAAGACTTATAGATGGGGAGGTAGTTCTTATGTAGAAATATCTCAATCTACAATTCATAAATACACAGGTACAATTACTGGTAATGGCTCAACTACTGCTTTTACTATTACGCATAATTTAGGAACAAAAGATGTTGTTGTCAGTGTTTATGATGCTAATTATAATGTAGTATTTGTTGATATTGCGGCAACGACTACAGCGGCAGTAACAGTTACTTTTGCTACAGCCCCTGCTACAAGCACGGTTTATAAGGTTGTAATTATAGCGTAAGGAGGGATGACCTATGAAACTATTAAGTAATTTAAGTAGTTTAGACAATGTTTTAGATGGAACAACGAGAAAGTTACCTACTAAAGTCAGCCAATTAACGAATGATAGTAAATATATTACTGCTAGCAGTAACGTTGCGACAGCTACTAAACTACAAACAGGAAGAAAAATAGGGTTGGGAAGTGGAGCAATTGGTACAGCCACTTTATTTGATGGCAGTAAAGATATTACTATTCCAGTCACTTCTGTAAGGGAAGCGTATCTTGAGTGGGGTGGTAGAAACCTTTCGGGAAGCATTTCACCATTAGACGCGGCTCTATCTTCTGTTCATAGTGCCAATCGTTTTGCCTATGCGCAGCCAGGTGGTATCGTTATAGAATATTCAAGAAACAATGGTTCCACTTGGACTACTTATGAAACGACAGATATACTTAAAAAACAATTGGTGAGCAATATAGGTGCTACTTATTATATAGGTGGGCGTTCCACTGGAGGAACGGCTCAAGACAAATTAAGGATTACTTTAACTGCCTCTGCCATGGGAGTTTATACTCGTTTGAAAAAAGTTTTGGTCAATGTAACGACTAATGGTTGTACAGGCAGTCATGTAGTAGTTGAATATGCTACAATAGGAGCCCCTACCGTATTTAAACAATATGGAGACTACGGAGTAGCCGGATGGAGTGGATGGAATTCTCTTCCAATCAATACAACATTTGGAGGAAGTACATCTCAAACATCTCAGGCTGCTTCATTACGTTTCACTTTTGGAGTAACCGCAGTACCAAGCTCTGGTAACACATTGGGTGTTATTGATATAGCAGGATTCGGAGATACTTATTGGAATTATCCTTCCAATATGGCTAAATCTGGTCATTTATATGCTTATGATGCTAGTCAAAACGCTGTGTTCCCAGCAAAAGTAACGGCGACTTCATTTGTAGGTCCTTTATCAGGCAACGCAAACACTGCGACTAAATTACAAACTGCTAGGAATATTACAATTGGAAAAACAAAAAAAACTTTTGATGGTTCAGCAGATTTAACTTGGACTGCTTCTGACATTGGTACCAATGTATATGTTGGAACAACTCAACCAACAGACAGTAATATAGAAGTATGGGTTAATCCTGAGGGAACAATTGATTTAACCGAAATTTGGAAGTCGGTATATCCAGTAGGTTCGATATACATGAGCGTTAATAGTACTAATCCTGGGACTCTATTTGGTGGAACTTGGGCACAATTAAAAGACAGATTCTTATTAGGGGCCGGTTCAACTTATACAAATGGAAAAACCGGTGGTTATACAGCTACTCAAAAACACACTCATATCATTCCACCTTTAAGTGGAAGCGCAGCGAGCGCAGGTTCGCACAGTCACAGAGTTACTAATAAAACTTCATCATACGCTGGTGGAAAACAGGATGCTTGGCGTTGTATGTCTTTTGATGCTACAAATGCCGATTGGTATCAAGACGTATATTCAAGTGATGCCGGAGCACACACACACGACGTAACAACAACGCAAGATACAACAAATACTTTTGGTACTGGTGCAGCAGCAACGGCTACTGATGGTAATATGCCACCTTATTTAGTTGTTTATATGTGGAAGAGGACGGCATAATGGGAGTTATATATAACGGCGTAACTGTAAAAGGTAGAACATATAATAACGGAGACACTTTTACAGCAGCTACATCGAGTACATGGTATGGAAGTTCCGATGGAACAAACGGTAGCGGAACAATTCCTTCTGGAGCGACTGTTACTTTCATTGGTTATATGAATGATTACTCTTGGCAGATTGTTCATTATATAGTAAAATCACCTTCGTTTAATGGTAACTATCAATGTTGGACTAGTGATGCTATATTCCCAACAGGTTCATGGACAGTATCATATAACGCAAATGGGGGAACTGGTGCGCCTGGCAGTCAGACCAAATACTATGGTTCAGGACTTACGTTAAGTTCAACTAAGCCTACGCGCAGTTCTTCTTCAACAAATATAACAACATCATTTAATGCCAATGGAGGATCAACAGCATCAACAAGCTTAACTTCTAAAAAGACAACTTCATATACATTTTCGCATTGGAACACCAACTCAGACAATACGGGAACAACGTACGCACCGGGAGCTACTTATTGGGGAGATGCCAATATGACCTTATATGCGCAATGGTCATCATCTGAGTCTTATACTTCAATTACTTTACCAAGTGCGACGAGAAGTGGATACAAGTTCTTGGGTTGGTACACTGCTCCAAGTTGGGGTAAAAAGGTAGGTGATGCTGGTGACGGTTATAAGCCAACATCGACTGGGACATTGTATGCGCAATGGAAAAAGAATGAGGTCAGAAAGATTAACGCTAAATCAGGTTCTACTTTTGTAAATGGTATCGTTAGAATAAAAAAAGATGGGAAATGGGTTATTGCCACAAATATCAAAGCTAAAACTTCGTCAGGATGGCAGTAAGTCTTCCTCTTTTTTATTTTGCCCTTATCTCCTCTACTATCCTAATAGAGAAAATAATAAAGGAGGTAAATAAGTATGTTAGAAATTATTCAAAGTATTACCCAGTGGCTTTTACCAATTTCGGCATTGCTAGCAGTCATTGCGTTAATAATTGAGAACAGTAAGAAAATCGCCGCTAAACCAATTTCTAAAATATTTAGCTGGATAGGCCGAGCAATGAACAAAGACTCTCAAGAAGATTTGGCTCGCATTAAAGAAGGATTAGTTCAGTTGAACGCGAAAGTGGAACAGAGAGATGCTGAATTGTATGGTATGTTTAATAATTTAAGCGATAGGATTGATGTAAATGAAAGTGACAGGATTCGTGCCGAAATATTCGGTTATGGACGAATAGCTCGCACACATGGTTATATTACTACAGAAGAATGGCGACATATTCAAGATGTATATTACAAATATCACAATGTACTCAAGGGGAATGGCCAAGTAACAGAAGAATATGACTACATAAAACAGTATTATTACAGTCAATTTGAAGAGAAGAAATAAGACTTCTCTTTTTTATTTTATCTATAAATCATCTACTATTATAGTAGGACAAAATACATAAAAGGAGGGAAGATATGGGAGTTTTTAAAGAGATACCCAATGCAGATGGTTCTGGTGTTACTCAGTTTTTTCGTATCAATCAAAGCAAGAGTACAGTAGAAACAAAAGAGCAAGGGGATTTTTATATTTTTAAAGGGCAAGTAAGTTCAAGAGAAAATTTACCTACATCAGGGAATAAAATTGGTGATACTTATTATATAGAAAAAGAAAATAAAACCGTTTTCTGGACCGGCTCTAAATGGAGTGAAGTAGATGCTTATTTATTAAATTTTGATTATGAAGATAGCACCAATAAGCCTTCTATTAACGGAGTTAGCCTAATAGGTAATAAGACCACTGAGGAATTAAAGATAATAATTCCTTCTAAAGTCAGTGAATTGAAAAATGATAGCAAGTATGTAAGCGAAGAAGAATTAACAAATATGAATCTAGCTTCTAAATCATATGTTATAGAACAGGTAAATAATTCAGAACATTTTAAAAGACAAATAGTAGAAAAATTACCAACGGTAGGTAAAGACAATATTTTATATTTAGTTCATAAGACTGGGGCGCAGGGAGATTTCTATAACGAATATCTTTGGATGGATAATGATTATGAATTAATAGGTTCTACCGCTACAGATTTGACAGATTATTATACTAAGGAGGAATCTGATGCTTTACTTAACAATAAGGTTAATAAAGATGGTAACAAAGGTTTGAGCACCAATGATTATACTAATGTTGAAAAAACCAAATTGGCGTCTTTGGAAAACTATGATGATACACAAATAAAAGCTCAATTAGCGACTTTACATAATTATGATGATACTGATATTAAGAATGATATAACAGCTCTTAAAACAGCAGAAAACAAGCTTAAAACGGATGTTACAACATTACAAAATACAATTAAATATAAGACTGGTTATATTAGATTAGTGAAGGCTGGAGATAGTTGGTCTTGGATGGATGTAATTGGTAATACTTTAACCTATGCGCAAGCTAGAGAGAAATTAGGTCAAGAAGAAGAGAGTTTGGTAGTGGAAGGATTGGAAAATGATGGAAAGACGTCTGTTATTCGTTATAACATAGATAATGACACAATACACGTTTGGTGTATAAATCACGAAAAAGAATATTTATATTTACAAGTGAAGGGTAATAATGTTATAATAAGTAATGAGGGAGTTGGACTTCATTATATAGGAGAAAAGACTACATTGCCAACAACTGCTAGCAAGGGTGACGTTGTTAAATTAGTAAAGAATGAGACTAAAGCGATTTATTATTATGATGGCAGCACTTGGGTAGCCTTTGACAATGAAAGCACAATTGATTTAGACAACTATTTGGCAAAAGATAATTCAGCACCTTATGCGCCAAGTGCGGACTATAATCCTGCTACAAAATTATATGTGGATAATAGTATTAGTAATATTGACATTCCAGAGTTTATTATAAATGGAGAGGTTGTAAAAACACCTAACTTTTATGCTCCAACTTCAGCAGGTACCAGTGGTTATATATTAAAATCTAACGGTACTGGTAAGGCTCCTACTTGGGTAGCTAATGGCGGAGGCGGTACCAACAATTATGAAAACTTAACAAACAAACCAAAAATCAATGGTAATATGTTGTTAGGAAACAAGACAAGCACAGAATTGGGATTACAAGATTTGTTAGTGAGTGGAACGAATATAAAAACAATTAATGGAGCTAGTATTTTAACAAGTGGAGATATTATAGTTCCTACCAAAACAAGTCAATTAACCAATGACAGTAATTATGCCACAAAACAATATGTAGATGGCAAACCTACTATTTTGGGCGGCACGGTTGAACCAAGTGCCAATACCGGAAAAAATGGAGACATATATTTATTATATACAGCCTAGGAAGTGGGGAGCAAAAATAACAAGTAAAATTATGAAGGTATTATAGGAGGGTAGGATATGAAGATAAAAGTGAATTCAGAACTAACGCAAACAGTAGATGATATACTATATGATGACAACAAGAATTTAATTAGTCAAATTTTATTATTGGCGTATCCAATTGGCTCTTATTATTGGTCTAATGAGAATACAGATCCTGGAACACTATTTGGTGGTACTTGGGTACAAATAAAAGATAAGTTTGTTATTGCTGCTGGAGACTCTCACACAGCAGGGAGTTCCTATGGCTCTAACACGAAAAATTTAGCACATACGCACACTTCAGCTGCGCATAAACACACGACCTCAGGTCATACTTTAACACCGAACGAAATGCCTGAACATAGCCATACAGAGGTCTTACCAGACACTTGGAATTTTAAGTTCCAGACTGGAAGTACGAATGGATACGTCTCAGACTGTACCACAGGTGCTTATGCCAGCCAACCATATAACAGTAGTTTTACAACTGGAACCACAGGAGGTGGGCAAGCCCATGCTCACGGAGATACTGGTAGCACAACGCCTGGAGCGACAGGAAGTGCGTTATCAAGTAGTTTTGATATAACACCAGCGTGTATCGCTGCGTTTTGCTGGCGTAGAATAGCATAAAGGAGGAAGCAAATGTTTTCAGTAAAATCATTAATTAATTTTATGGATTTGGAGAATGATGTAGATAGAAGAAGTGGAGAGATTTTTACTGTTAATAGCGAAAAAAGATTAGCCACATTATTGGGTGATAATCCCCGCCAAACTAAATTCGTTGAGTTATTACAAGCGAAGAAAAGATGCGGGCAAGAATATAAAGGGAATAAAATAATCATATATCAAAATTACTTATACTATATTGGTGGCATTGAAACATTTATTTATAATTTAACCAAAAATTATAAGGATAGGAATATTGCTGTTGTAGTAGATAATATAGATCCTTCAAAAGCTATTCAATTAAGCGAATATTGTGATGTAATTATAGATAAACCGGGAGCCACTTATGAATGTGATGTTCTTATTTTAGGTAACTATAATTCTGACGCCGTTCTTAATCGTGTAAAAACAAAAAAGGTTTATCAAATGATACACGCAGATTGGGAAGGATTGAAAAAGATTCCTGTTTGGTCTAACTTTAGATGGACAAAGAGTCCTGGTGTAGATGAGGTTATATGTGTCTCAGATACGGCAGCTAGGGGATTAAAGAACTCTATGGGTGTCGATAGTAAAGTTATTTACAATATATTGGACAATGATATAGACGAAGGGGATATGAAAGTATTTATTACTCTTTCGAGAGCCACTCCTGAGAAGGGGATTAAAAGAATATTAGAAATGGCTAAGCGCTTTAAAGCTGCTGGTAAGCATTTCATATGGTTTTTATGCTGTTCTCTTGAGCAAACTACACCAGCCATTCGTAATGAAATACAAAGTATTCCAGAGTTTATCATATTAAAGCCAGGATATGGAAACCAAGCCTTGATTTCTCACTGCGATTACTTAGTCCAATTAAGCGACACTGAGAGTTTTTGCTACAGTGCATTTGAGGCATTACAAAGAAATGTTCCAGTAATCTTGACGGAATTTCCAGAGGCCTACAACATTGTAGATGATGGAGAAAATGGATATATACTTAAATTTGATTTAAGCAATTTAGATGTAAATAAAATATTTAATGAGGTTCCTAAGAATTTGTACTATATAGATAGATGTAAAAAAGAAGATTGGGAAAAAGTATTTAAAGGAGAGTTTTAAAACTCTCTTATTTTTTATGCCTTTTTGGCACAGTTTAGGTTTAAAAGAAGCTTGCTTTAGGCGCATTATGGCCGCAAACCCTTATACTATAAGCATTTACACGTGAATAGATACAACTGATTTTTTATATATTTGGCTACTAATAAGTGAAGACAAGTAAAGGGAAAAAGGAGAGAGGGGATAATCCTTCTCTTTTTTATTTTTATGTGTGAAAGGGCACTATATAAATAGGAAATATATTTATAAGGAGGTAAATAATATGGAAGACATAATTATTATCACAAAGGAAATGGAAGAAGAATTATCAAATAATAAAGGAGATGATACAAGTGAGTAAATCAGGTTTAGCAACAATTTCAGTCCCTGCTTACGAAGGGAACTTCACTTATGGTAGAAGTGGAAGAAATATTGAAGCTGTTACAATTCACCATATGGCTGGAAAACTAACTGCCGAGCAATGTGGAAGAATATTCCAACAAGTTGGTAGATATGGTTCAAGTCATTATGGAATAGGATATAACGGAGAGATAGCTTCATATGTAGATGAAGAAAATACTGCTTGGACTAACAGCAATTGGGATAGTAACTGTAAATCAGTAACTATTGAAACTTCTAATTCAGAAATGGGCGGAAGTTGGCCAGTATCAGATGCTTCATTAAACGCTTTAATCAAGTTGGTTGCTGATATAGCGAAAAGAAATGGTTTAGGTACATTAGTTCCTGGTCAAAACCTAACTTGGCATAGTATGTTTGCAGATACCACTTGTCCTGGGGACTATTTAAGAAGCAAGATGCAATACATTGCTGATGAAGCAAATAAATTAAATGCGCCCGCTCCAGAACCAACTCCAAGTAAAAGTGTTGATGAGTTGGCTCAAGAAGTAATCGCTGGTTTGTGGGGCAATCAACCAGAGAGACAACAAAGATTGGAAGCAGCTGGTTATGATTACTACGCAGTTCAAGCAAGAGTTAATGAAATATTAGCTCCAGCACCTGCGCCAGCACCAAGACCTTTAGCAATTGGAGATACTGTTGAAATAGTTGGAACAGGTAACGGAAGCTCTTATGGAGATTCTAACACAGCTTATGGAATAGGATGGACTCGTACAATTCTTGATATATATGAAGGAAGAGAATTCCCTTATATGGTAGGAAATGAAACAGGTGTAACAGGTTTCTATAAAGCTGACGCTTTAAACAGAAAATAATAAAGAGGTAGGGAAATATGTTAAATGCTATATTATCTACATTATCAATCATGGGTTGGTTAGGTATTATATTGGGGATTTTGGTTGTCACTAATACTTTAAGCGGAACATTGTATAATATATATGAAAAGAAAGAAAAGTTTTCATTAAAAAAGTTATTTAAAGGTTTAGGCAAAGCATTAATTTTTTATATTAGTTCAAGCCTATTATCTGTAGCCTTTACAATGTTGCCATATATAAATGAAATGATAACAGATTCATTTGGAGTAGTATTACTTTCAAATGATTTATTAAATACCTTATCAAGCGCCGGTGTGCTTGGTGTAGTGGTTGCTTCAATTGTTGCTCAAGGTAAAAAAGCCATAGAAGGTACCACAAAACTAGCTGGCATCAATTCAAATAATAGAGAAGAGGAGTAATCCTCTTCTTTTTTTATTTTGCCCCTAAACCGCATACTATATAAGTAGGTAAATAAAAAGGAGGGATACTATGTATAAAATACTAATTAATGTATCTACCACGACAGGTAATAAGTGGTTGTTTTACCAAGAGGATGGAGTCGTTTATACTGGCAACTCTCTTGACGAAATAAAAGATACAGCTCTAATGCTTTTAAAAAAATACGGAAGAAAGAGTATTAAGATAATTAAACAGACTTGTGAAGATTTAATTACCTATGTATATGGTGATTTGACTACTGAGACGTATGCTAGAATTATAGACCTTTACTATAGTGTCCAAGGTCTTACGCGCATAGATGAGGCAAATTATACAAAGGAAAAAATGGAAGAAATAGATGATTTAATGAATATATTAGGAGGTGCGAATAATGTCTAATTCCAGCAAATTATATAACACTTTAAAAACAATAGATGACGGACGCAAAGATTGTATCACGGCTCTGAATGCGGTTGGGGCGAATTTACCGGATACGGCGAATTTTGCGAGTATTGCGGCTAATATAGAGGCTAACGTAAATGTAGATCCGTTACCATATCCAATGCCAGGTGTGCCAATGAAGCCAGAAGATGACCCAGAGATGCCTGAGCCATTTCCTGAGGATTATCCAGATTTTGAAAAAATATTGAAAAGTAAAAAGGAGATTGAGGTTAATGGATTGAGCTATTATCCAGGAACAATTGTTGTATTTCAAACTGATTTGCCAACTACTGAGTTATTTGTAAAAAAAGGAAGTCAGGAAGAAAAAGAAATGGTAGAGTTGGGAAATGATAAAATGCAAATAGGGATGTGTTATCCATATTTTGCCGCTAAGCAAACGAAGCCTTATTATAACACTTGTAAATATGTAGAAACTAGCGATGGCAGTACTTATACTTTTGCCACAACAAGACCAGATGATAGCGATATAACAAAAACTGAAACCAAAGCAAAAGATATGTCTTACATACATACCTGGGACATAGATAAAGATATAGTGTTGAATGATGGTTCTCGCTTAAAATATATCATCATATATTATATGTATGCAGGGGCTGTTAATGATTTTGGGAAACCAATCTCAAGCTCATATTACATATTTGCCGGTTCTCAACAAAATTATGGGGTAGATGTCGTTGAAATAATTTCTTGTGGTTGGCATGCTTTATATCATACACAAGGTTATTATAATATTCCTTCTACTATATGTACTAAAAAACCTTATAAAAGGCTTATATATATGGCGCCTTTTACGAAGAACGCTTACTGGGAAAGCAAGACAATAAAGTACGCTTTGTATTCAACTAAACAAAATAAGATGGAACAATTAGTTATTAAAGAGTCGGAAGACTTCCCTATCTCTTTATATTATCAATACAGCTCAAACACTCCAACGGGACCGGGGTTTTATTCTCCTTATTTAAAAGCTTTATATATTTTTAATAAAGTTTCAGACGTGTATCTAAATGATGAATCGGGTTATGAACAAAGCATTGGTTCTAAATTCTCTCTTAGTTTAATATATGTAAGAGTAAATTTTGGTAGTCATTTTATTTTACCTCGCGTTAAGTATTTTTATGTAACACCTGATAAACAAATAGATATAACTTTAAAAAGTATTAGATTACCTCTATTGAGAGATACCAATATTTATGATGCCATTAAGAACGTAAATGTTTCTAGTTACAATAGATTTTTCTTCGGCTATCACAATAAGAATTTGATTTTAAATAACTTAGAAACTCTGGGAGGAAGTTTTAGTGCTACTGAAGGAGTATTTAGTTCTACTCGTACAACAAATCTGACATTGCCAAAATTAAAACAATTGTCTGTTGCGCTTATGGGAACTCCATCTACTTATGATTTAAGAAACAATGACATAAATATTTGTAACTTACCGTCATTGGAAATTATAGACAAAGCGCAAACTCTTTCCGCTAGATGTCTATTACTACCAAAATTACAAGATGTAAGTAACTTATCTATTTCTGATTTGTGTGAATATTTAGATATATCCGGTTGTAAAACTGGTACTTTAAATTTGAGCACTAGAGATGGATTGACTTATATCAAATTCCCAGAAGTCATAACCTTAACAGGTGTAAATATATCTAATTGTTACAATCTTTCCCACGATTTTTTAATAGATATGTTTAATAGATTGATGGCTGTTGAAGATGGTTTAACACACACTGTAACATTAGGTTCATTAAAATACTTATTTACAGATGAAGAATTAGCAATAGTTACCAATAAAGGATGGACATTAAAATAGGAGGTGGAGCACAGTGTATAAGATTTTAATTAATATTATAACTAAAAATAAAGATAAATGGATATTCTATCAAGAAGATGGCGCCGATTATGTAGCTTCATCCCTTGACGATATCAAAGATAAGGCCCTTGAACTTTTAGACGAGTATGGAGAAGACAATGTTAAAATAGTGGATCAAAGAAGCGGAGATGACAGTAAGAAGGACATTCCTACGTACTTATTTGGAAATGGTACCGGTGGAACTAGTGATTATAATGAATTAGAAAATAAGCCAAAAATAAATGGCGTTGAATTAATTAATAATAAGTCTTTAAAAGATTTAGGTATAATTATTCCTTTAAACGAAGATTTTACATTAGAAGGGCTTGGTGAAAAGAGTTATAATAGTTTAGATGACAAGCCTAAAATACCTAAAAAAGTGAGTGAGTTAGAAAACGATAGTAAATATGAAACGGAAGAAAGCACTGATACAAAAATAGCCGGTGCTAAAAGCTACGCAGATGAGGCGGTAGCCCATTTGGTTGGTAGCGCACCCGAGACTTTGGATACATTGGAAGAAGTAGCCAAGGCTATTCAAGACAATGAAACTGTGGTTGATGCTTTGAATGCGGCTATTGGTTCTAAGGCAGATAAGACTGAGTTAGGAACGAAACAAGATAAATTAACGGCGGGAGATGGCATTGATATTAAAGATAATATTATAAGTGTCCAAGATCAATTACCGTACGTGATATTTGATACAAAATTAAGTATGTATAATATAGGGCTTCCTTTAACGAGAAAAGAAGGAGAATCGTTTGATGTTATACAAAATTTCTTAAATAAAAAATATGATAATTTCTATATAATAATTCGCTACAATAATTACAGCACGCTCTATGCTGGAGATATAGCCGCTTACAGAGGACATTATAATGATCACCCAGACTTATATAGCGTAGGGAAACATTCCGAGCGTTTCTTCTCTGCTGCGACATTAGCGGATAATGGCAAAATAAGAGGGGGAAGTGATTTGTCCTTTGTTACAGAGCCAGTTTTATTAAGGATAACTTTAGATTATACTGTAGGGGAAGATGGTACAGTAACTTTAGAGCAGGTTGCATTGGGAACGGTTTCATCGGATGCTTACCTACCTAAAAATAATACCTCTGCTTTTACCCCTACCAAAGATTATCACCCCGCAACGAAAAAATATGTAGATGATGCACTTGCAAACATTGATGTATCATTTGACGATGTATATGTAGTTACTTGTGGTCACAGATTTGATGGTGGTTACTTTAATATAACAGATGATGGTTCTATCACAGAAATGATGAATAAATACTGGCCAAAATACCTAGCCAACAGAAATCAAGGTGGTTTAGTTATTTGGAAAGATTATACAGCTTACACAAATGGTACAACACTTATAGGTTATATGAGGGGTACAGAGATTTATATACAATGGCCATGGACTTCTCAAAATAATGGGTTAGCTAGTAATCCGTATGGTTCTGTTGGGGTTGTGACTATAACTGGATCTTGGGATTCTAGTACAGAAACATATACATTAACCAAAGCTATCTGGAAGAGAACAAATTATGTACCAACTCAAGATTACAACCCAGCAAATAAGAAGTATGTAGATGACACAATTAGTGCTAAAGGCGGAGATAAATTACATGATTATAATATTTATACAATTACATTAGATGATTATAACTTAAAAGGTACATTCCCTACTATTACAGACACAACAACACTTGCTAAGTTTGATGAAATCCTTACAGATATCTATAAAAAAAGAATTACAGCAAATGTAACGCATGACAATGCCTTCTTAATAGTTTACTCGCAATCAGACACCTTCATTTTTAGAATTAGTACTATAGGAAGTTCATATTGTAATTTATACGGTACCTATATTGAACAACCTATTGACTACAATGGATATACTCGCAGTTATCAGTTTAATATCACAGGTACACTAGACGCAACGGCACAAACATTTAAAACAACAAAAGTTAAGTTCGATAGAAACTCTGTGAGGTTGTTATTAACAAATAACACATTATCCTATACTCCAACTAGTGACTATAATCCTGCTACTAAGAAATATGTTGATGACCAAGTGGGAAATATAAACACCGTTTTAGCTACATTAACAACGGTTAGTGAGGTGACTAAATAATGGCTACAACAACTGATTATTTAACTCAACTTCAAGCAGATAAGCAAACCTTGGTAACTAATTTAGTTGCCAAGGGTGTTGAAGCTGATAATAGTGAGACATTCACTACCTTAGTGCCAAAAGTCGCTGATATACAAACAGAAGATGGGGGAAAATGGAAAAGACCAAGTAATTGGTATGATTTACCTACAATATTAAGTAATGCCGAGCCTATTGTAAAAGATGAGATAACCTACTATCCAAAATTGGCGTTACAATATATATCGACAGGGGATACGACAACATTGTATTGTTCGTCATATGTGAATTATACAATAAGTAGCGGTTTAAGATTTTTAGCTAAAACTAGCGACGGACAAGAATTCATGGATACTGAAACTATGAAAACTATAACAATCACTTGGAATCGTACAAATGAAAAAGATACAAGATATGTAATATTATATTCTACCTACGGCCCAACGGTCCATATCCAATGTTCTCCTCCTCGAGATAACACTTGTATTGAATTAGTTTTAGGAAATTGTATTGTAGATGGTATATTGAACGTAGGAGTGAATAAGACCTCCTTCATTAACGTGGAAACCTTAGGTACAACCACTTTCACATCAACGACAAATCAATTTGCTAATTATCAAAACGGTAACACTAAATTACAACATTTGTATTTACCCACTGCCACGGTTATTAATTCAGCGCTAGGTTCCTCTTCTTTAATGGATTTAGATTTACCCGAATTGACTAAATTAGGTTCTTCGGCAACATTGAGTTTCTCATATTATTTGTGCCAAAGAATAAACTTACCTAAGTTACAGACTAATGAAAATGTAAGTTTTAATGATTTGAGAATGTTAAAAGAAATTAATTTGCCAAGTTTAACTGTTATGAGTGCCAATAACTTTTTGGCTAACTGCTATAGCGCAAAAATAATAGATTTGTCTAATTTAGAAACTTTTAACAATAAAGCAAGCGCCACTCCTTTTTCGAGTGCGTATAATTTAGAAGAGTTGAAAATAAAAAATAATTTCAAGATTAGTGGCATAAATTTGGCCAGTTCTCCTTTAATGCTTAGAACTTGTCTATTAGACATTATAAATAAATTGGCCGACGTAACCGAAGAAACGGGGACAACTTATACGATTATTTTAGGAACAATTAATCTAGCTAAATTAACTGAAGAAGAAATTGCCGTTGCCACAGCTAAAGGTTGGACAGTAAGTTAGGAGGTTTAAAATGGAAATAAGAAAATATGGAAATAGAAAAATATTGATAGCAGATACTAACAAACATATCAGAAGTATTAATGATGTATATACGCCAGCTTCTGAAACTGAAGAAGAACATCTTCCTTATTACACTTCTATTATTTATTTAGCAGACAATTTTGATGAAAGTAAGTTAAATGAATTGTATGTGGAAGAAAAAATAGAGGAGGACTCAAATGTATAAAATAATGTATAGAGTTCTTACAGAACAACCAAATATATTTGCGTTCTGGGGATATAAGGACGAAGAAGACAATTTTATTGTATATGAATATGAAAGAGAAAGTGAAGTAAAAGAAGCAGCTAAAAAGTTAATTGAGAAAGTTGGTGTAGGCGATGTAAGAATTGTTTTAGATGAAGATTATTATTTAAAAATCATAATGGGTATTAAACCAGAACCAATTGAACACACATTTGATGTTCAATTAAGTGGTAGCTCAGATGTACTTATTGAACCTAATTCTTTTGAGAACGTTGAGAAAGGTTCTACATTAGTATCTAGTATAACGTTCAAAGTGCCTGTACAACAATTCCATTTATTGGTTGATGGCGCAGAAACTGATTTGGGCGTATTAGATTGGATATCATATAAATCAATTGATGCGACTCATGGAGAATTAGCTCTTAACAATATTACCAAAGACCACACAATAGTGGTTATTATAGATAAAATAAAAGAGGGTTCCAGCTTATCTGTATAAGCTCATCCTCTTTATTTTTTTACCTTTAAACACACTATATAATATGAGAGAAAATAGAGCATTATAGGAGGGAAGAAAGTGAAAGCATTTATAAAAGAGAGTTTATACGTATTAGATTACGCTGAGCCGGCAAATATTGTTGATACGATTTTCGTGTCTGATGACCATTTTACTGCGGGCTATGCGTACGATATAAATATTGAAGAGGCTAATACTGGTTATAGCAATTTAACCTTTACCATGCCGACAAAGATAATGCCTGAGCCAAAAGACGTAACTAGTACGACAGGGGATATCCGTCCAATAGACAATCCTAAGTTAAAGTTATTAGCGCCTTTGGTAAAATTAAGATATAATAGAACAATCTATTACACAGGAGATAAGCCAATTACTGTACAAGAGCCTTCTGGATATGGAGATAAGACAGTTTATGTTTCTAAGACATATTCTCCCGAGTATCCAAATAATATTATAGAAGACTATACTATGGATTATATAGTTCAACCCACAGAAAAAAAGAGAAGTGGGCATGAAATAGCAATTAATTTTACTGCTATTGATTACCCTCGTTTCAATTTAAGTAAAAAGAAAATGGGTGCGACTATTAATGAAGACACTGTGACCAGAGGCAATTGGTCTTTATATAAAAGCGAACCTATGAGCGTGCCAGGGCAAGTGAGATACATTCAATGGAATCAAACCTTGAGTGATAAATACTCTGGCAAGGTAACCATCCCCACAGAGTGGGACGCAAGCACAGCTACTTCATATCCAATGTATGACGCACAAATATCAGACATGATGAAGCAGTCTCAAGAATGGCCTTATGGTGTTGCCGCTACGGTTTATTGGTGGCCTATAACTGGGACAGGTCGTTTTGAGGGGATAATGTATAATGAAGGAGATTACTTAACCTTAAACATTTACCCTAAGTTTAAAACAGGTAGTGTAGATGTCAGCGAAATTGAATACCCATTAGATTTTTATGGGTATGAATGGGGATTTTTGGATAAAGGTGATGCTTATTTAACACCGAACAATCCTTGTAACTATTTGAACTGGATATTAGAAACAACTAATTGGACTATAGCTTTATCTAAAGACAGAACTTTTAGAGGTAGTTATAATTCTATTAGCAATGCGCCAACTGATGGCCAAGATAGAGATTATCTATTAATTCAAATAGCCATAGAGGATAGCAATTACAAAGGAGAATTCAATGAGCCAGCAGCCCTACCAAAGCTCGGAGATGGTAATGTTGGAGACTGGGCTATTGTTCGTGGAGATGATGGCATAGCTCAATATCGTTGGGACGGTAAAGAATGGTACAAAGACTATTCAGGTGTAAGTAAAATTGAAACCAAAGTATATAAGTGGAAGGACGGAGCTTGGACCGAATGTACCAATGAAGTATGGACTGGTTCTATTGATAAAGAAACGGGCGTATTGTATGATGTTGATCAAGTAGAGACAGAAGTCGCTAAACCTGAGCATTCTACAGGTGACTTATTTGAAACCACACCTCTTATCTGTAACTTAAATGCCAGTGAAAGTAATTGTTATAATATAATTACAGAATGCGCAAAACAATTTCAATTATATCCTGTATTTGACTGTATTAACCACACTGTGGCGCTAAAATTGTTCGCTGGGAAGAATTACGGTCTTACATATCGTTTAGGTTTATCCTTAGAAAATACAGGTATTAAAAAGGACGGAGATAAAGTTATCACTAAATTACATTGCTTTGGGGGACAAGATAATCAAGGTAATGAAAATATAAATATTGGTGAGGCTGAACGTACTTATCGTAAGAAGTATATGGGAACTTATGATACTTTGAATGATTTACAAGCAGCTACTGTTGATGGTTTATGGGCTCAAATTAAAAATGATGGATATTATTTTTATTATAACAACCAATGGAATAAAGGAACTTATGATGCTGAAAAGGACACATGGTCTGGAAATGGCTATGAAGTAGATGCGCAGTCAGGAGCTCCATATCCTTGGGACCCAAATGATGAAATGTATATTCAATCAAGAAGTCCATATGGAACAGAATATATATATAATTTTAAATGGATGTACGATAACGGATGGATGAGTAAGCAACAGATATTAGATATTTATGCTGAAAATGATAAAATACAGGCTTTAAATAAGGGCTTCTTAGAGCCTTATACAAAAGATTACACTCACACTTGGGATGCCTACGTAGATGCCGGTGTTACGTATTCAACAGTTCAAGATGAATATTTAGGTGCTCTAAATTCAATGATGAACTCTTATTATAGATTCCCAGGTTCTACAACAGAGCGTTTTCACGCCTTCCCAGAGAAGCCTGCGGATTGCCGTTACGGAGACCCAACAAAAGGAGAAAATCCTAATGGAGCGTACATTGATATATACCATTGTAGTAATGTAGAGTGTAATTATACATCTTCTACTGATTTTACAACCTGTCCAAAATGTGGAGGTAAGGAAAAAGATATCAGAACTATTCACATTAACACTTGGACAGAAGAAAAGGCATCCGCTGCCGGCACTACATCCGAACAGTGGAAGCCTAATTACAAAGGGTTCTATCAAAATGTGTATGATACTTTTGACGGCCCAACGCACAAAATTAATGTAAGTAAAAAATTTGCCACAGAAATTATCGATGATTTGACATATGTGTCTGCTACAAAATCTAATGAAACAAGTTTTAAATTAGAACTAAAGGATGGCAGTGGCTATGATGTAATGTACGATAAGAGTGGTGGTTTATATAACTGGAATGACTACGTAGCCAAATGGTTGGAAAATCTTGGCTACTCAATTAATAAACTTAAAGAAGTAGAATATTATAAACAAAAAATTGAAGAATTAGAGCAAGAATATAAGAATTACCAATACATCTTAGAGAAATATGAGGATGGCATACAGGATAAGTGGGGTAATTTTATAATAGAGGGAAAATATAGCGACCAACAAATAGTTTATCCTGCTGTATTAATGGTAAAATCTTTAGAAGCTTCAGATAAATATTGTGTGCCTGAAACAACCTATTCGTTAAGTGTTATTGATAGCAGCGGATTGGTAGAATATAGGTATCCATATGCCGAAACATATAACGAGTTAGTACGCACCTTACATAATGCAGGACAAATAGTTCCTAAGGCCGGAGATTATGTTTCTATATATGATGAGCCTATGGGGCTATACGCTGCGGCAGGTCTCATTACAAATATTAAAAGGGTAATAGATGACCCACAATCAAATACTATAACTGTTGATACGTCTTACACAGATACTGAAGAGTTTGTGGGTAATATTATTACTGCGACTAATACGGTATTAAATAATACAGATATATACGCAAGAACAGCTATTTTAAATGCTAATGGAACAATCGATGGGGCAGCTATATCTAAATCATTACAAGCCAACAGTAATGAAAACTTGGCGTTTATAGGTGTTAAAGGTTCAAGTTTATTAGATAGCTCAGGTTTGCTTGTTACCAACCCTGCTGATCCTAATCTAAAAATGAAATACACTGGTGGCGGCGTGTATGGCACGGTTAATAATGGAGCGTCTTACGAGTTGATGATGGGTCCTAAGGGAATAAACGCTAATTACATTAATGCTGGTAACATAGACACTCAAACGGTTCAGATTATTTCTGGTCAAAGAGCTAAAATTAAATTAGATAATTTAGGACTATCTGTATTAGATGACAACTTGACATCATCTTCATATTTCATTCCTACCAAAACTGACACAGATAGTGACGGATTCAGAGATTGGTCTAATTCTAATCTAAAGGCATTTATAGGTGTAGATCAGGAGAACGAAGGTTTATTATATTTAAACGGTCAAATGAACATAACTGGTGGTAGTAAAATTGCCGGATGGAAAATTACACAAGACAAATTATATAGAGATAATGGAGGTTATGTACATTTAAGTACAACGGATGACAATGTATTCGCCGCTGGTCCTGATAAAGACCATTTGATAACTACAATTGATAAAAAAGGTAAATTAACTACAAGTAGTGTTGATATTACTGGTGGTAGTTTAAAGATTGGAGATAATTTTAGTGTAAGCCAAAGCGGAGATTTAACAGCTAAAAATGCCACCATAACTGGCGGTAGCTTAAAAATTGGTGGCAACTTTGAGGTAACTAAAGAGGGTGCCCTAACCGCTAGTAATGCTACTATTACAGGAGGTAGCTTGAAAATTGGAGACAATTTTGAAGTAACCCAAAACGGAGACCTAACTGCTAGAAACGCTAAAATAACTGGAGCTATTTCTGGAGCTAGTAGCATTAATATTAGAATGGGAGGATATTTCTTTGATATGGGAGTATCAACGAGCCACCCCAATGCCAGTGGTTTGAACGTTGAGTGGGGAGGTATCAACTTCCGTCATTCAAAAGGTATCAATCTCAGCGACGATGGTACTACTTGGACATTTTCTGGAGGCCATCTATCATCTGCGGCCAATGCCTATTTAAACAATTATGTTACTAATAACTCAACTGGTGAATTTAAGATAACGGAGTGTGGTTCTGTCAGAAAGGTAGGTTATGCTGATTTAGGTAGAGCGGAAGGGAATGGAGATGCCTTAGTTCTCAATTCCTATACTAATTATGATGTAGCCTTATGGGCTGGGATCAAAGGACAATATATATTGTGTGGGAAAGACCAAGGTAATGTATTGCGTGCCTCTGATACTTATATACGTACCAATGACATGCATGTGCATGATGGAGAGGCTTATAAAAACGCTATTAAAGATAAATACGTCTATATAGCCACTGACGCACATGGACGCACCCTTGTACCTATGCGTATTGTGCGAGGCATGTTAGTAGCAATATAAAATATAAAAAAAAGAGAAGGATTTAATTCCTTCTCTTATTTTTTTATCTTTTTCTTCTATCGCCTTTAAGGGTATTCTTTTTACTCCTTTTGGGGCGTTCTATATTTTGATGTTGCTTTAGCCATTTTTCTACATCAAATTTTTCCTCTTTCTTTTTAAAATCTTTATTTGGTCTCTTTTTATAAAATTGTTTCTTCTCTTCCAAATTAATCTATTCCTCCTAATCGTGACAATCTACAATGACTAAATAATAGTCTTGATAATCTGGGTTTGATATTATATTATAAAATTCTTGGTAATAGTGTGTCATACTTTCATAGTCATCGTCTATTTCCTCAAACCAGCGTCCGACGTCATCATTTTGGTCATCAACCAAAGTGGCATGGGGTACAAATAGGTTTTTTAGCATTATGTAATTTGCTTTTGTTAGATACCTGTGGCGAATTAGTTGCGCCTGAATTGTATCTTCCGCCGTTCTAGCATCCCAATCGTCACTCAGTTCCTTTATCTGTTTTGTTGATGCTGCGTTCAGATGACTCCATAATATATCTTTGATGGGGGCGCCATCTACCCATCTATATCTACCCCTTTGTCTGCGCTCATATGATGGTGAAACTAAACTCGCTGAACCTTGCACAGCTCGCGCAGTCGTCGCTTTGGACACTTTAAGCATATTGTGCCAACGTCCGCCTATTTGATACCAATCAAATCGACAGTCTGGATTATAGTAGCGTGTTTCTCCATCGTCATCAATTTCTTCTTCTGTCGCATTGTCTTCACTATAATGATATAATAATTCTTCTATTTGGAAAGGCCTTCTTGTAATAACTCCAAGAGAATAGTGGCTCATAATTATCAATCTCCTTTTATATTTTATATAAATATTATAGCATAAAAAATAAGAGTCTGAAAACTCTTATTGTCTTGTAATATTATTTTTTATGTCTTGCTGCGCCCTATTTGCTCTAATTTGTCTTTCATCTTCACAATAGTCTGTCTTACAGCGCAAATCCATTAAGTCAGCGCAATATCTATACATACTTGACAACCATTTACGATTTTGTAAATTAGCATTTGTTGAACAAGACGTTGGATTGTTTCTATTCCAATTGACTATCGGTTTTAAACAAGGCACTACGGTCTGTAGCACATCACATTGAGCAATATGTTGGACTACGTCTTCCATTAAAGTATTTTCTGGAAAAGGTTGTATTAATTCAGCCTTAATACATTTAGTCCAACATGCGACATCACATACTCTTAATAATTTTTCAGGGGTGTCCTGGTCTAAATGGACGGGTCTCTTTTCATCGCCGCACCAATTGTAAGATAATCTGACACAATCTGGGTAATTATTTTCTGTAATTAAATCGTATATTGTTTGAAAACAATTATTATCATCAAAGGTATCATCACTATCTATAAATAAAATATATTTACCCGTTTGCCCTTCATCAAAAATACCAATATTACGGCTACCCCCATTCCATCTTTTTTCTTTAAGTAGAATTGCTTTTATATTATCGTATCTGTTTGCGTATTCTTCTATTATTTCTTGTGACCCATCATCACTCACGTCATCGACAATGGTAATACAATAATCTGTAAAAGTTTGTTCTAATATTGAATTTAAACAATCGGTGATGTATTTGCTATTGTTGTAATTGGGTATAACAATTTTAAAAAAATGCTCTTTCATTTTAATCACTTTTCTCCTTTTTTAATACACGAGCTCTGGCTGGCATATTGTTATACTTTTCATAACGAGCCACCATATCTTCTGGATGTTCCATTTGTCCCAGTATGCTATTACATACTTTGCAATCACTGAAACATTCAGGACATCCGCCCCTGTGAATACCCTCTGGCACACAAGCCCAAGCAATAATTGGATCGTATTCTGCTACCGCTTCTATCAAACCTTTCCAATATTTAATTGTTTCAGCATCCGCACAGTTACATAATCTTTTGCGGCTAATATCAATTAATGATTGAATATTAAAATCCATTTCCATAGAAACAAAGTCTGTTTGACGACGCTCGGTTCTATCTACTCCGGTTCTATCTGAACGAGAAGTTGAAACAAAAGGAGTACAACCCACATGGTGACGTACTAAATGCCCCATAACAAAATAAGGGATTTGTTCCCAATACACACTTATAGTTCCTCTTCTTAGAGGAGAGTGCTGCGCTAAAAGTAATTTCTTTTTCCAAGTATCTGCTGGTTCTTTTTCTGCTCTTTTACCTATTGTTGCCATACAGGCATCTTTTATTTTTGCCCAATCTATATTGAAGTCTGTAATGACAGGTTTATATCTATTATTATTTTCTTCCATTTTTGTAAATCTCCTTTAAAAGCATTTTAAGCCTGTTTAAAGCGATTTTAAGTCTTTTTAATATAAATATATTATAAATATATTTTTAGCGCTCTACGCCCCCTAAAATCGCTTTAAAACAGGTGTTTAGACAATTATAATAAATAATTTTAATATAATCGCCTTAAATAGCGCTCTTTAATCAATGGATGACCTTTAGATGTTGTGTCTCCACAATGCTCACGCTCAAAAGATTTTAGGGCACTGCTCATTCTTAGCAGCTGTTCTTTTGTAGGCATGAACCTTTGGTCATTCACTTCAATCAAAATGTCAGTAAGATATAAAAACATATCTCTGTCACGAGTCTCAATAGTGTGTAGATATTCGTGGCCTCCTGATTGAATTAAGATTGCGCCATTCTGAACGGTTATTGGGCCACCGTGTCGTTTAGCGACCCTGAGATGATGGTAGGAGAAATGCTCGCCTTTTTCAAGGAAATATCCCATCCAATCCATGTTGGTCATATTCCATTCCTCCATCATAAATCTTGTTACCTCTTTCATCTCAGAACCTCCCAGTTTCGTTAAGAAACTATTTCTGGCGAAGTTCTATAACGGCCAATATGGCATAATTGGCTAAGTCTAACAAAGTGTCCTCTATTTTTTCGTCTTTGACTGCGGTTTCTCCTTTTTGGCTTAGGGAGCGGACTCTATTTAATTTGTCTTCCATTCTTACCAAAAAAGAAATTAATCCGTACTTCTCATAAGTGTCATGAACACTGTTGTCGTAGTCGGCGTTTTTCGCTATATATAACCTATGTAAATAGTCAAGGATCTCTTGATGTAAGGTTATATTATCTTTCTTTTGATTCTGGCTCATTTCCTGAACGTTCTGAATTAATTGCTCCATTATCATTTTCTTTCTCCTTACTATATACCGAATCATAGGCATACTTATATACGTCCTGTGCCGTTTTGCGTCCGTATAGCCCTTCTAATATATAGTATAATAATCTATTGTTTAATACGGCTATTTTATAGGTTTCTTCTACCCCTTCCATTTTAATTTACTCCAGTACTTCCGAAGCTTCCTCTATCTTCATTTCCTAATTGTTCAACTTCTTCAAATTCTATATTAGGTTGTTTTTCCATAATTCTAAATTGACAGATACGGTCTCCTTTGTGAATTTCTGTGTCCCTTAACGCATAAGCTGGATATAGCCATTGGTCATTGTCACCACAATAACTTTCATCAATTACTGCTTGGTGATTAGTCTGAATAATACCAAACTTTTTATAGGTTGAGCTTCTTGGAACCATGTGAGCTTCATAACCTGCAGGTAATTCCATAGCTACTCCTAATGGAATTAATTTGAATTCACCTGCTTTAAGGGTAACGTCTTCAGCGGCTCTTAGATCAATCCAGTCCCCTTTTTCTATTTTTGTTATTTTTTCAATGTCTGTAAAATATTTTATTTTTATTTTCATAAAATAATCCTCCTTAAATAATTGGGTATTTGCGTGTAAGGCGCAATACTTTTTTACTTTCTTGTTCTATGATATCATTATTATCTTTATTTGTCAAGATATTATATATAATATCACCAGTCTCTTTGAAATCTTCTTCATTAAATCCTCGAGTGGTCATTGCTGGACTTCCTATACGGATTCCGCTGGCTTTCATAGGACTTAATGTTTCTCCTGGAATGGTATTTTTATTAACCGTAATATGAGCCTTGTCTAATATAGTTTCAGCCTCTTTGCCAGTAATGCCTAATGAATTATATATATCTACTAATATTAAGTGATTATCTGTGCCGCCCGTAATTACTTGTATGCCTTTACTTTGTAATTGTTTAGCAAGAGCTCTGATATTTTTAAGCACTTGTAATTGGTAATCTCTAAACTCTGGTTGTAATGCTTCGTAAAAACATTGAGCTTTAGCCGCTATGATATGTTCTAGTGGTCCTCCCTGGTGAGTTGGGAACACTGAACGGTTTATAGCTTTTGTGTATTTATCATTATTCCATAATATTAAACCGCCTCTTGGCCCTCTTAAAGTCTTATGAACAGTAGAAGTAACTATATCGGCATAATCACAAGGATTTTGATGTAAGCCAGCTGCTACTAGTCCCGCAATATGAGCCATATCTACTATTAAATAAGCTCCGACCTTATCAGCAATTCCTCTGAATTTTGAAAAGTCTATATTTCTTGGGTATGCGCTAGCTCCGGCAATTATTAATTTGGGCTGAACATCTATCGCGATTTGTTCAATAGCTTCGTAATCTATCAAACCATTTTCGCCGACTCCGTATGTATATACATCATAAGTTTTACTTATAAAGCTTAGTGGAGAGGAGTGACTTAAATGACCTCCAGCACTTAAATCCATGCTTAATATTCTATCTCCTGGGTTTAGCAATGCCGCATATGCTTCCATATTTGCTTGTGAACCACTGTGCGGTTGTACATTTGCGTGTTGGCAATGAAATAACTGACAAGCATATTCTATTGCCAAGTTTTCTATCGTATCCACATTTTCGCAACCACCATAATATCTTTTACCCGGATAACCTTCTGCGTATTTATTTGTTAATATGCTACCTTGTAATTCTCTTACGGCAGATGAGGTATAATTTTCACTTGCGATAAGTTCGATATTATCCTGCTGTCTTTGTTGCTCCTTTTGTAGAGCTGTCTTGATTTTGTTGTCCATCTTCTTTTTCTTTCTCCTGTTTTAGTTTTTCTTCGCATGCCGGGCACAACACTTTGCCTTCCACCCCTCGGCAGAAATCAAATTTGCCACATTCGTCGCACGCATCTTTATATTTTCTCATTTCTTTATCTCCTTTCTATAATTATATTATAGCATAAAAAATAAGAGAATGTCAAGTTTCTCTTAACATTCCCATAAAATTGTTTTATTTTGTTTTAAACTTTTTTGAATATCTATAATTCGTTGATTTGAAGAGCCTCGGAAAGGAAGGGTTATATCCCTTAATTCGTAAATGAATGGCCCATCCACTAAGACATCGCAACTTTTTAATAACTGAAGACTAAGCTCGTCTTCTTTTAGTTGCTCATACGTTTTCCCACAATATATCCATACATTTAATCCCAAAGTGTGAGCGTAATCCGCTAAAGCTTTATTTTGTTTGGGCTGTAAGAAGGGATCTCCCCCACTTAATGTAATACCTTGATGATGGGGAGCATTTTCAAAAATAAAGTTTTCAATTTTGGATATATCTATTTCCCTTCCCCCATTCATGTCGTGAGTCTCGGGATTATGACAACCCGGACATTTAAGTTTGCATCCTTGATTCCAAATAACTATACGGATTCCTATGCCATCTACTATACTTTCCTTTTGTGGAGAAGCCGCTAATCTAATTTTCATGAGTCCATCCTTTTAGTTGCTTACTGTGTTTATAACGCATTTCTGTCTCTTGTTGCTTTCCTTTATTAAACGCCGTCTTATACGAACCTGTTAAATAACCTGTTACTCTACGTAATTGCTGGATATCTTCACTGCCGCATTCAGGACACTTGTCATTAAACTCGTCACAATAGCCGCAGCTAAGACAGGTATCATTTGGAACGTTGATAGCGAAGTAAGGAATGTCCTTATCCATAGCATAATTTACTAATTGTTCTAATGCTGGTAAATTATTTTTAGCACCACTATCTAATTCTATATATGTAATACATCCAGCATTTGAATAACCGGTTAATTGACTTTCTATATCTATCTTTTCAAAGGGAGATATGTGTTTCCATACCGGTACGTGAATACTGTTTGTGAAAAACTCTTTATCACTTACATTTTGGATATTCCCATATTTCTTTTGAAACTTTTTCATAGCAGTGTAACATAAATTTTCTGCAGGGGTATAATACACTCCTATATTTAAGTGTAGGTCTTTTTTAAATTTAGCACATTTTTCTTTGAAAAGTTGTTCTATTTTTTTGGCTAGTTCCATGCCTTGGTATGTTGTATGATCGGTTCCTATCAGAATTTGTAGGGTTTCAGCTAATCCTATTTGCCCTAAGGCAAGAGTCCCATGTTTCATGGCGCTTTCAATGGTTTTACCATCATACCCCATCATTAGTCCATTTTCATACATGAATTTCGCAGATGCGGGATTTTGGCTAATGATCCAATTATACCTTTCCACTAACATATCTTTTGCCTCATCTATTTTTTTATCTAATAATTGCATAAAAATAGAAATAATTGTATCATCTTTTATTAAAACATTTTTATTTTTTCTATAATCATATTCTTCTTTAGCCTCCATGGCTAATGTAGGCATTATAATAGTTACCGGACATATATTACCTCTACCGTCTTTCATTTGTGGGTTCGTACCTGGCTCAGCATTTATATCTGCACCATTGTAGGTTCTACAACCCCAATATGTTCCGTATAGTTCGTTAAGCTATACGCGTTCTCTGATGAACTGCTATATATTTCTATATAGTTCAGACTATATCACGCTCTCTTTGAGAGTCCTATCATTTCGAATCACTTGATTCTACTCTACTCGGTTCATTACCCTTTCGATAGTCGTTAGGCATTTAAGTCAATTCTATATAACTTAATCTATATTTATTTTTAAACTTGTATAATCCTCTACAACATTGTTGGATATATTCTTTGTTTAAATGATACTCTTGTGCTATAGCGTCTGCGCTGTTATATATTTTGATTAAGTCGTTTGTATTATATTCATACATATAAACTTTTCTTTTGCTTTTCTTTTGCTGAATGAGCGCCGCTCCTTGAGGCTCACGCAATTTTAAAGCAAATGCGTGTAAGTCATTATGCGAACGAGTTACCCATTCTAAATTATTTTTATTATTATTTTGTTTATTACCGTCGATGTGATTAACTACCAACCCATTCTGCCATCCTTCGCAAAACATCTTGGCAACTAACTGATGTATAAAATATCTATGTTTAGTGGGAGTATATAACACCACTCGTTTGTAACCAGCGTTATTGATATCTCCTTTTAATAGTTTATTTGTCTGTATATTTTTTACCTGTCCAAAGGAACTAATTTGATAATATCCTTCATATCCAGGTATATCTTCCCATTGTTCCATAATAACCTCCAGTATTATAGAATTGACTATTTAGCACGGGATTGTCTTTATAATAGAACCTGAATTATAAAGAGTTTCCCCGTTTAGATAGGTTTTCTTAATAAATCACTTTATTAAGCCACAAGTATTTCTATGGTTGAAACATATGTTCTTGGATCATTTCTATCATATCCTTCATTAATACTCCAATCTACATTTACATAATTAGGGTATAATCTTTTTGCCGTTGATTTTAATGCTAATTGGAATAAATCGTAATTTGGTTCTCCTGGGAATCTATTAACCCCTTTCATACATTGCCATATTCCGCAAGGAAAAATTGCCGTTTTATGTAATTTACCAACACCACTAATAGAACCCTCTAACAGTGCTTTAATTACCATGCGTCCTTCCGGTAAAGTACAGGTCCCATAGTTTATACTAGTGAATGGTAATTGATTTCCACTTCTTGATTGTAATGTATTAAGATTATGATACATTCCTTCAACTGCTTGTTTCAATTCCTTTTCAGTTTTATCCATAGCGTATTTATATACCCTAGGGAATTTTTTATACTTTTCATCTTCAATAGACATTTGTGCGTTATAGTCTTCTGATAGTTCCATCTCCTCTATGTAATTCATACCATCTCTATAATGTTTAAAGAACGATTTTCTTACATATGGAACCATAGTCCAGTCTATATGACTAGCGCTAACGCCTCCAAATTGTTGTAATGACTGTAATTGAAATATAACTGCCACTAGTTGGAACGCCGTATTAACACTATTAGCTGGGCGTACATCCGTTTGTCGAGTATTAAAACCTTTTGCTAATAAATCGTCAAATGGAACTGTTAAACAATTGTGCATACCAACGGCATAACTGTCTAAATCATGAACATATATCTCGTTATTTAGGTGATTATCCCTCGCCATATCGCTTAATAGAAAGTTAAGGGCATAATCTTTCATTAATTCACTACGTGCTTCCCCCATTCTTCCGCCAAAAGAATGCTCATCTAAATTAGCATTTTGGTTTTGCACATTAGATGCCATAAGCTTTTCTTCTATATTTTTCATAAGTTTAGAATTGCGAGAGCGCACTTTATTACGTTCATCTCTGTATAAAATATAAGCTTTGGCCACGTCTTTTCTATCCGTGTTCATTAGTAGTCTTTCCACTAAATCTTGAATTTCTTCTACCGTATAGGCATGATCTGCTGAGACTATGATATCACTTGCCTCTTTTGCTAATCGTCTAATTTTTTTGACTCCGGCCTTAGTTAGCGTTCCATCTACTGCTATAAAGGCCTTCTTGGTCGCATTTATAATTTTTTGTTTGTTGAATGTTTCTTTGCGACCATCTCTTTTAATAATATAAGATGCCATTTTATTCTTCCTCCATTTTTCTATTTTGATAATATAGATGTATCCCATATCTTCCTAAAAATATAGATTCGGCTTCATCTTCGCTTATGTCTTCTAAATAAATCATTTTTGCTCGTTCTATTGCAGCATTTTTCTGCTCTTGTCGTTTAGCACCATAAATGTGATTATAAGCGCGCCATTCATCCGCCATAGCCGTAATGAGTTCGATATGTAACACATTTACTATCATATACCTTATAACTCCTTGTAACATAGCCAATTTTTTAAATAGTGCGGGATTTTGCTGGTACTGTATATCCTCTAAAATCACGCATTGAATGTTATTTTTTTTAATTATATCTTTTACCGTATTTACAATTTCTTCCAAGCGTACAAAATAGTCTTTTCTTTTATCTATGGATAAAGCTTGATGCCATAATACTTGTCCTTCCTTATTAAAAACGGACATACCTGTAACATAAGTGGCAGCATCCAAAGACAAAAAATAGGGGGTAGTATCTTTAATATTTTTTTGGCTTTTAATTAAACACTCTATACATTCAAAATCAGTTTTTAAAAGTAAATCTACTGTTCCGGACAATATATGTCCGAATGGACAAGTACATTTCAAAACACTGTCTTTATTTGTATAATCTTCTATATTATTAATAACTACTCCTTTTGCATAACAATAATTTATTAAATTACTTTGTTTGGTTGTCATTTTCTTCCTTATCTAATTGATTAAGGTATGCTTGTAAAGTCTCAACGTAATCTAATAATTGTTTATTTTGTACGGCATTTTTAGCCAATGCCATTAGACCTTGTGTCAAAAGCGAATTTGCTTCTTCTCTTGTCATAGGCTTGTTTTCTTTGTCTTTCATATTTTAATCCTCCCTTGAACACGCACTCTTTAAATTGCGGGTTACGTCGCAACCAATCTTCTAAATAATATAAAGAGTCGCTCATTCCATATTGCTCCAATAATTGTCCATGTAGGGCTTCATCTCTCCTAAACGAGCCTTTCGGGACACCGGCAATTTGCATCTGTCTAAAAAATACATATTCATAAAAAGATACCTTTGGCTTTTTATAAAGGAACTCATAAAGTGAGTGAGCTAAGTAAGGTAAGTCTCCCATAATCCATATTGGACATATTGAAACAGTGGTTTTTGTTTTATAATATATATCAAGCATTCGCAGCATTTCATGCATATAATAGCTTTGATTCATACCCGGTCTCAAAATTACGAATATATCAGAACGTTTCTCATTAGTAATTACCAACTGCACATATTGTCTAAAACTTTCATTTTCTTCGGAAGCGATTATTACCTTCCTCATAGCAGCCAACCTATCGTCACTTGCTATTCGCTCTATTATATTAGTGTTTGTGACTTTACTAATATCGAGCTCCTGAGCGTATTTTATTTGATAACCTTTATCCAGCAATTGCATTAAAGTTTCAAATTGATTAATATTGTTTACCAATGCGTTTAAATCATCATACACTATTAGGCTTTTTGCTTTACCTGGAAAGTCTTTTCTTAAATACTCATTTTCTAATTTATCATATAATTTAATATGGTCTTTATGAGTAGTTTTGGTTGCTTTGTCTAATCGCCAAGCCATGTAATGGTGTGGATTATCGATTGAAAACTTAATCATTTTATTATAGCAGCTAAAATCTGGACGTAAGCCCCAAGTCTCTTTGATAAAGGGGCGAGCAGGTCTATTAGTAAATCCTTGCCCGAATTCTTTGACATTCAATTTATAATAGTTGGGAATTTTATAAAGAGGGTGCCCTCTATATTGAGCCCTCTTAAATACATATATTTCGTCATATTTAAGCAAGTTCTTTTCGGAGAGAATTCCTACTAAACGTACCTCAACATTTGGGTCAGCGGATAAATAGCGGTAAGTAACTCCCAAATCATAATTTGGATACTTATACTTCCCTCCACTGGACACATCAAAGTCAATTAAACCAATTAATTTTATCATTCTGTATCCTCCGCGCGATACCTTGTTATTTGAAGTTGTCCTAAGTCATCTATATCATTTATTTTATAAAACGCAAATTTGTCTTCGCTTTGACGGCTGCGTGCTAAAAATTGATTGCCACTGCGCCATCCAGATATAATCAATTTTGTTCCTCGTTTAAACCAAGATTTCTCTACTACTTCTTTTTTCTTAGTTTGTTTATTTAAACGAGATATCTGTTTATCGTATTGGCTATACTGTTCTGCTACACACTTAACATTGACAACTCCTTGTGGGGTCAATAATATAACGGTATGCTTGTAACTACTTTTATCTAATACTGTGCCACATATATTGACTAATTTAAACACAGGAATATCTCTATCCTTGTATTTAATATATTTTTGTGGAATAGGCGTATCTGGCAAATCATAAAAATTAGAGAATTTGAATTCAATATGAGAAACATTAGCTAATTCATGTTCATGATAATAGAATCCCAAAGATTCCATTTCCCAAGCAGATAATGTTCCTTGACAGCTGTTTTCCCAAATGTCAGAAACTTCTGCTTCATGTAACAATTGAATGTATTTATCTTGATTGTTATTAAGATATTCTCTCAATTCGTCCATTTTTGTGCTATAGACTTTTTCCCAAACATTTCTTTCTACAAAAGTTTTTTTATTTTCTTGACACAGGTTTTCCATTCCAAAGTGATCGGTATAATATTTGTATGCTCTATCATCTAAGAACAAACGTCCATTTTTTTCGCTGGCCTTTAAATATTTATTAAAGTTATATAACTTTAAATATCCACTCTTGTTTTTGGGTAATAAATTATGTGAAGCCAAATTACTTAAATTCTGTAAGGTTATGCGAGTTTTAGGTGGAACTAGCGTTTCTATGTAATAATACATTAATTCTTTACGAGTCATTACACTTTCTAATTTATCAAAACATCCCGCTTTAATTAAGGCAATAGTCTGACTCTTCGCTGGTTTTACCTTTTCCATGAAGTCACGAAAAGATGAATAGGGCCTATTAGATATGATACTGTTAATAATACTGTCGCCAACATCACTTATACCTTTTAAACCGTAAATAATTGTATTCGTATCTACGTCTGGAGTAAAAGTTAATTTTGCCTTATTTATATCAGGCAATTCCACTCCAATTCCTTGTGTTTTAATTCTTCCGATAGCAGAGCTTAATTTACCATAATTAGTTGTTCCGCCATTTTCTTCATCAGCTCCCCCCGAGTTAACCGTAAGGCAAGCTGTAGCCCAATAAATCATTGGATATTTGTAATTCAAATTCATTTCTTGTAAAGCTATTAAACTATAAGCTATTGTGTGAATATCACTAAAAGAATAGCCTAACTGTCTCTTTATTTGCTTATCCCAGATAAAACTTAATATCTCATCACTAACCCCGTTTTCTCTGCCCTTTCTAAAAAATACTTCTCGGAACTCGGCAATTTTATTCATTTGTTTCTTTGATATTAACTTTCTAAGTTTATTTGCTTCTCCAAATGAGAAGTTGGCTAACTCAGGTATCATAGATAAATACATAACGCTCTCTTGACTTGATGGAACACCATTATATTCTTTTAAGAAATTATATAACACATCTTTTTGCTCTTTTTCACCAACTAAATTTTCTATTTCACGTTTTAACTTACCTGGGTCAGATTTATATAACACATATTCTTCAACAGGCGTAGCCTCTCCTTTATCTGGCATTAATCTCATAAGAGAATTAATCGCTGCCAATTCAGGGATAGAAGTTGGTTTAATCGCTTTTAACGCTTGTTTAGCCACGGTTGTATCCATTTGGAATAAATCTATAATTTTGTTCTGTTCTACCATTTCCCACATTTCAGGGGCATTATATTCTAATACATCCGGATGTAAATACTTTAAGTATGTTGAGCGCAAATCCCCTTGCCAAATTATTTGATTATCTTCCATCAACATATTTATACAAGCGTGGATTTTATCTAATGCTTCGATAGACAGCAAATCAAATTTTAACGAACCAGCATATTCAGCATCATGTAAATCCCACTGAGTAACCTCAATTCCATTAGGAGCTCTCATACTACAAGAATAATCCCAAATGTCTGTATTATATAAGCACACTCCGCTGGCATGGATACCCATTTGGCAAACGAGCCCTTCAATCGCACTTGCTGTCTCTAAAAAGTTAGGATATCTGTGGAACTCCTCAATTAATTGTCTTATAGGTTTTCTATCTTTGTCTGGATTCCCATAAATACAATCCTTAAGCGGCCATAAAAAACCACGTTCTTGTGGAATCATTGTTGCTAAATACTGTGCTATATCTACATCAATACCTAGACCACGTGCAGCAGTTAAGATTGCGGAACGTGTTCCCAATGTTCCAAAAGTAGCAACATTTAAAGAGCGCCCATTTTCTTCTTTCATTTTTTCATCAAGCTTAGTTAAGATAAAATTTCTGCGGCATCCTTCAGTATCTATATCAACATCTGAAAGCTCTGGTTTTTCTCGATGAACGAAACGTCTATGGTCCAAAAACAAACCACAGGTCATGGGATTCATATCTGTTACGCCTATTAAGTAATTGAACAATAAACTTCCAGCACTACCACGGCTTATACCGACTAATGAATTTGTATCAGCCCAAATAATTTTTACAATATTCCTAACTGTTAATAGATACCCACTTAATGGTTGCTTTATTTGTTCAGATACTAACCACAGTTCAGTTGCCTCTTGTTCTAAACGCTCAAGATATTTATCTCTATCAGCTGGAGACAACTGTAAGGTATTCAATCTATACAAACTAAGATATAAGAAGTATCTATCATCTTCATAAAGTGAAGTTAAATATTTATTTAAGTATTCAAATTTAGAACGAATTTTCACTCTATCCAGCCACTGTTGCCAATCAATATCGTTTCTATCATCAGATAATCTTGGAACAATTTGAGGCTTTGCTAAATCATAAGTTTCTATCTTCTCGTTTATTTCGTGAGTATTATGAAACATTGTCTCAATTTGCTCTAGTGGGATATAATCTTTCATATGTTCTATAATTTCTTGGGGTGACATTACATAAGTGTATTGGTAAAATTCAGAGGTTTCCCTGTCCCCGTCTTTACTGTTTAAAAATGAAGAATGGACTTCTCTATCTTCCTTTTTTAAATAATGACTATCAGTTGTTACAATACATTTAACATTTAATTTGACACTTAATTCTAATAACCATTTATTATACTCTATCTGTTCTTGATAACTGGCGGGTTGTAATTCCAAATAAAAATCATTTCCAAAAATATTAACGCACCAATTAATAAACTTGAGAGCGTCCTCTTCTCTATTTTGAGATTTACATATTCCTAAATAACCTCCAATACAAGCGGAACTGGCTACCACATGACCAGGATTAGAACCTATTACTTCTTCTATATCAGAATAATAAGTTGGCACTCTTGTTAAAAACATCGTAAAAGAATGTGACCAGGCCTTTGTACTTAGTTCCCTTAATTGGCGATGTCCTATTTCATCTTTTGCTACTAATATAAAGTGAGGGAATTTTTCACCTTTTTCATATATATCTGCGTTCAACCCATTTCTACATAAATATATTTCATTACCTAACCCTAGTTTAAAGCTTTTCCATCTTTCGTCTTTCTCACATTTATCTTTGTAGAATTTCAATGCCCTGATATGAGCCGAAAGTGTTTCATGGTCAGTTATACAGATGCCCTCTAATCCCAAATCAAAAGCATACTGTATCAAATCTTCAACTTTATTTATACTATCAAGTAAGCGTAAATTTGAGTATTCAGTATGATTGTGTATTGAAAAATATGAGTTGTTCATAGGTGCTTTCCCTCCTCTTTTATAATACTATTATATTATTTTATTTATCTTTTGTCAATTATTCTCCATTAATATAATTCGTTAAGACCTTTGATTCCTTTGGATGTCTTGCTAACCAACAGAATTTTTTAAGTCCCTCATCCCTTATAATTTCTAACATATAAATAATAACTTTTTCTGAACGAGGGTTAATAATTCTACTATCTTTAACTTTCATATAATAATTATAAGGTTCTTCCTGGGTCCATTTCTCTTTTGAGTAAGTTTTACCAGCACCAATCCAATCACATAACATTTCTATTAAGTAAGGGTATGGTATTTTTATAGGAGTGTTCTTTCTTGTTCCCACATTATCGATCCAATACTCCCAATGATGGGGATTATGTCCTTTATGGTGTTGCCAAGCAAGTGAGTATCCCTTCTCATTTTTTTCAGCATCAATTGGACTATAAGTTCCTTGAAAATATCTCGCACTTGTCCAAAACTCAGAGGGACTATATTTACTTAAATCGTGTAATAACCCCCTCTTATACTGACCACACTTAAAACAATAATGCCTAACTATCCTGCGATGTTTAGTTATTGTTTTAAAATGCTTTATGTATTTATTCATAAATAATTCCTCCAATAAATAAAAAAATATTTTTTTTATTTTTTTCTTTAATAACCCAAATACGGTTATTAAAAAGCGAAATTCGCTTTCTTTTAACATTTATAAATATAATTATATATAAATATTAAAAGAAAGAAAATTTAGCAAATTACACTAGTCATTTTTTGCTTCATCTTCTTTTATTTCTACTTCTTCAATACTTCTAATAGTTCCCTTCAAATCTTCGACGAAAGCTCCCAAATCTTCTAGCATTTTAACTACATTAACTCCTGCGCTATAGGGATGGGTTGCTATACTATTAATATTTTGTAACCAATTCTGAAGGTTATCTATCATTTCCAATGCTTTATTTTTCATCTTGGTTATCCTCCTTAAAATATTTTTTCAATTCAGAGCAAAACTTAGAACTATCATTTTCTCCTGTTTCAAATAGTATATTTATGATAATAGCTGCTTTACCATTTGAGTTGTATTCTTTAACAATTAGTGATTTGATACCCGCGCAAGGCAACATAAAGCTTTCTGCATCAATGTCCAATCTTAACTGTTGCGTCTTTGGGTAGTAAATGTATAAATATTTTTTATAGATTTCTTGTTCTAAATCTCTTACATCTGGTCTAATTAGTCCTATCTGCAAATTTTCTCTGTTGTCTAAATTATGTATTATCAAATTAAACTCTTTGTCCCCAGTTATTCTTTTTGAATGGATAATTTCTTGATTAAAAAAATCCATTATTTTTATTTGTTTTATAATTCGTCCCATATCTCCTCTTCTTCCGTTCCATAAAGCACCGCACTTGTAAGGTATTCTATACTATGAAGTTCAGTATCAATAGAATATCTATTTTTTATGTCGGTCACCATATTAGTAATTTCCTCTGGCGATAAATCAAGTGCCTCTTCGCTTGATATGATTAAATAATAAATATATAGGTCTAATGGACTAACGCCATTTTCTTGTAAATAGTAATATGCTGATGCTAAATCCATTAGTTACGAATCTCCATATCATTTAATATTTCTTGAGTGATATTTTGTTGTTTCAAAATTATTTCAGTGGGACTTTCTGCTAAATAATTTAATAATAACTTTAATTTACCCAAGTCCTCTTCTCGTATAACACAATCAGGTAATGAGCCTGCTAAACCAGGTATATTCATTATATATTCATAATTATTAACAACCATATTCATAAGTGCTATATAACTACGAAAAGAGGAAATGGGATCGTTCATATTAAAAATAACCCCATTCATATATGGCTGTGTTTTTAAAGTTATTTTTGTTCCAGGTACTTCTAACGTTCCTGGCATATAAAATTTATTCTTTACTGTTTTAGACATATAATCCTCCTTTTCTTATAATAATTATATCATCTTTTTGCTATATGTGTAAAGATTATTTTTTGTTATTTTTTTCAAAGACCATTTGATATTCATGAACCAATGCTTTTACTAATTCTTCTTTCGGAGCATTCGCCGATACTTTAATACCATCTTCCTTTAAGCGGATTCTTAGTTCTCGTACCGAATGTTTATCATAATAATCTTTTAGTAATAAATTATATTCTCTAACGAGTTGGTCAATTGTTTTCCCGTTCCTTATTTTATCTCCTGCCAATTTAACATATTCTTTTTGCCAATCTTGAGGAACAGCTACCAACTTCTCCTTGGTTAATAATTTATCTATTAGTTTTTTTCTTAAAGTCATTTTTATCTCCTTGGTTTGGAAGGATTAGAATACCATATCCCAAACCGTCTTCTTTACATAGGGTTTTAAGTCATAATCAGTTACGACCAATTGTAATCTATCTCTATCTATTGAGAATTCTCCTACAACGTCTAGGTTGAAAGGTTTATTCCCTATCAATTGTTCTGTCAAATCGGGAACACCAAATAAAACAATATCATATGTATCGCAATTAATTTTTAAATGTTGCTGTCTGTCTCCCATTATCATATAATTTTCAACAGGAATGTCCGTTAATACGGCCAATGGCTTCTCCACGCCGTGGCACCAAATATTATCTTCGGCCATTACTTTGGCTACCTTTAGATTTAGCTCATTATATTTTGTTATTAAATCAACTAAATATAGATTTGTATTGAAGTCTATATCTTCCAATAAAGATTTAAGGTGTGCTGTAAAAGTTGGAAAACTTTCTTGTTCTACTCCTAAACCAAAAGCGAAAGCATGTCCCTCTGCTAGACTTACACCACTTATTCCGTCTATTAGATTTTTTAAATTAGGTAAATTCTCTACCGCTTTACCTCTAACGCTGCCTCTAAATTCTTGTATATTATCTTTTACGAAGGGTTTTAATAAAATAACAGGTCTATTATATAAAGACAATAATTTATTAGCAATAAGGCCTGATAATTCAAAAGTAAGTTCTTTATTTTTATCAACATAAATAATTACATTATCATTATCTTTGATTTCTGTTTCACTTAAAATAGTTTTAATACTTTTATCAACAGCAGTAGTTTGACGTTTTTTGGCGTTCTTACAAATTCTAACCGCCTCTTCAAATAAAGGAACTTCTTCTCCCTCTTCAGCTCCGCGTTTTGATGTTTGAACTAAAATCGTTGGACTAATTAGCGCTCTAAAAATCAAATGTTTTTGTTCTTGTGTTCCCAATCTAATAATAGCATTTATATTAGGACCAATTATCCATCCAATATCTCTCACAGACGGCTGAGGATTTTCTTCGTTATAATGACCATCTTTTATTAGAGTATATAGAAAACTTTGTTCTTTTAAATATTTCAATCCATTGAAAACTATTTGCTTATTCTCTAATTCTCGCAAATCCATAACATCAGCAACAATCCCAACTGCTGTTAATCCATATAATGAGCTTGGAACGCTCACTCCATATTGTTCGGCATAAGCCTGAACAAATTTTAAAGCTACTCCAGCTCCACTTAGATAATGATTGGGATAATTCGCCTCTTGACTATTTACTATTGCTATACTATTTTTATAAACCCCATAATCTAAATCATTATTACTAATTTCGTGATGGTCTAAAATAATTATTTTAGTATTGTCATTTAATAATTTTAAATGCTCTTCCTTTTGAGAGCTGCCGGCATCTGGGACAATAATTAGATCCGTGTCCTCAGGAATATCTTCTAACACTATTCCATGTTCTTTACCGGGATGTAATACATAACTGACATTACTTCTTAAATTAATCTGTTTTAGTAATAGCGATATTATAGCTCCACTTGTATAACCATCTACATCACTATCAACCACTACTACTATATTTTTTTCTTTTTGTTTAATTGTATCATTTAATATTTTAACCGCCTTGGCCATTTCATTAAACAACCAAGGAGAGTTTTCATACGATTCATTGGGATGAAGCCATTTAACAGGATCTTCTATCCCCCTTTCTCTTAATAAACTATCAAGAACTGTGTCACTGTTTTCTTGATTATAATTTTTTGAGTTAAGCTGATATTTCACAGTTCTCCTCCTTTTCTTTTTCTAATATTTCTTCTAATGTTTTTCTTTCTCTATATAATTTAGAATATATTATTCTTCCCAAATCTATTGGGGCATCTTTATTACCTAAATATTCTCCTGTCCAATCATATATCAGTTCTACATTAAAACCCATTTCTTTTATACGCTTGGCCTCTCGCAGCATTTTACTTAAACCATAAAATCGATTACCTTCATCACTATAATCATTATCAAAAGCTAAAACAATCGTATTAACACCACCGTCTTTTAATATTTTGCCATGGTACTGGCTAAAAGCACTTCCCCCTATTGCCACCGCTTTATTTTGAGTGAAACAAGAACCATACTTCAATACAGATTTTTCTGCTTCAAAAACGATGGCTTCTTTTGTTTTGCGTAAAACTTTTTGATTTTGGTAATAACCATAAACTACCATCATTTTGGGATAATTATATAATTCTTGATTATGCCACAATGGCATATATTTTCTACCGTTTTCAATATCTTCTTGATTAAAATTCCTTACCTTTATTCCCACCAATCGGCCCAGATGATCAAAGACAGGAAAGACTATTCTATTCCTTATCATATCAAAATGAACACCATACTCCATCATAACATCATAATCTATACCTTCTTTTAACCAAGGATCTAAAAATTTCGGTTGTTGAGTAAAACACTCCAATACATGAGGATTATAAACAGTTAATTGCTCTTCCCAATTTTTGTCTATTTTCGTGGTATTGTGTGGTTTAGGTAATTGTATAATTGAAAATCCCGTCTTCAACCTTTCAGATATTATCCTATCTACCATATTATAAGCACGCATGAACTCAAACTTAAAACCGCGAGCTCTATATACATTAATAATAAAATCAAAAATACTCATAGACTTGCAATTGGTATAACAGTAAAATCTCTTAGTATTTTCATAATAATATAATTTATGTGATGGATTGTTAATTAACTCATTATGACATATTGTTGGAAATATTAGGCCATCATTTCCATATCTAACCATTGTTTCTGGAACTCCTAACTGTTCCATAAGTCGCAATATATCAGTAGTGGTTATTTTATTTATAATACTAGTTTCTAAGCTCATATTAAATTATCCTCTACTCTGGCAGGTGTCCCCAGATCATCAACCTTAGTTGGTTTAACGACAAATCCTCCTGTATGATTAGCTTGTTTAACTTGGACTTTCATATTATCAAAATCTATCGGTTCATTTTGTCTATTTGTAACAAAACAATCAACTGTTCTACACATACCCAAATCAATATAACGCCATATTCTTACGCCAGTCCATTTACCTCGACGATTTTTATATATGTCGGTAATAAAGTTTGGAATCGGAGTTCCCAATTTAATTGCTAAAGCTTTACCCAACTCTTCTTCCCCGGGATTAGGTCTAAGTGTAATAGCACCTATATCAGCTTTATCGGCAATACTTTTAGCACCTCTAATTAGATTTTCATTTTTAATTTCTTTTTCTTCATAATCTCCGTTCAATTGAGTGGCCGAAGAAATGTGAATATTTAATTCATTTGCTAATTCTTTTAATGTGTTAGTCAGTAATAATAAGATTACGTCATCTCTCATTTGCTTGTCTCGGTTACTAATTAACCCAGCTCCTATATGTATATAATCATAAAATACATATTGTACATCATCTTGTAAGCAATGTTTCTTAATTAGTGTTTGTATTGTACTTATTGTTGGGTTGGGTAAATATTCTATAATAATATTATCATTTTGTTTTATATATTCTACGGTAAGTTCTAATCTATCTAACTCTTCTTGGGAGCATTTATTACTCAATATTTTATCTTCATTAATTCCCGATACGTATGCCAATATCATTGTTTGAATTTCACTGTGTTCCAACTCGGTTGTTATATATAATACTTTGTTAGAACAACCTGTATTAATCCACTCTTCCCCTTCAATTGAATAATACATAGGAATGCCCAATTTACAACAATTACCAATCATTCTTCTTGATTTACCTGAGCCACTTGAGCCAGAATCAATATATAGTTTCTTTAAGCGAGCCCCCCTTGTTATTGTATTATAAATATCTCCCTCTAATGGAAGCCCTACTTCAGGTAAGGTTTGCAGAGAGCGAACCAATTCATCCAAATCTTCACCTGCTGTAATACAGGTCTTTTCTAAAAAGTTCTCATAGTTAGATTGGATGTTATTTAATTTTAAGTTATAGTGTTTAAAGATATCTTCTATTTCCATAGCATTAAATACAGCCAGTTGTTTCTCTAATTTTTCAGGTTCCAACGTGACATCATATAAATCACTAACATCTATTCCAGCCTGTTGTAAATCTGTTAATAAAGCATATTTTTTCATTAAAGAATAATTATATTCAAAGTTTAATGAGGTGGTGTCATTACATATCTCATATAAGGCATCCATTCCACCGTCTTCTACGAATTTACTATATATACTTACCTGTTGCTGGAAATATCCTGTTATATCACTGATATCTATATTACTATTACCCAAGCTATATAAATTATACAGCGCCGAATATATTGCTTTATATTTTTTAAGTACGAAATCGTTTAAACGAAAAGGATATTCACCTGATATTAATAACTCATTATTTTGATATAAAGCAGACAATACTTTTCTTATTGAGCGTTCATTATATAATGGCATAAATTACTCCTTTCCCTAATATTCAAGTTCAATTAACTTTTTCTTAGGCTTTGTATTTTCTACAATAATTACATTTTCCGTTTGTGCTACATTTAGCTTATCTTGCTGTTCTACTCGAGCGGCTTGCGTATAAGAATTACTTACATTTGCGAAGTAAGCTTGAGCTTTTTTATAAGCGTAAGGAATAATACCTACACCCGCACTTTTAGTTATATCATTTTTTTTAATACAAAAGAAATACTCTAGGGTGTGATACATTCCATAATATGTCATGCCCTCTTTTTTATATCTTTGTATTTGCGTTCCAATCACTTTCCAATCCGGTTCTTGACCCTTATACAAAGATTGAATGAAGTCCGTTAATTTTCTTAACTCTTGAGCTTCCGCCTCATGTTTATTAGAGCAATCTAAATGAGCATACCTATTTTTTATTTTTACATATGGTTCGATGTCTCTACTGAACGAAGCCCCACAGTATAAACACTTAACAACGCTTGTTGCCATAAAAGTCAAAAAGACGAAACTTAAATCGTTCCGCCTATAACTCTTTTATTTCAGCTAATGCGGCTTCTACTAAGTCTTGTTGATTAGGTGTGGCTTCTGTTATTTTCTTACCTACTCCAAGATACGCCTCTATTATATTTGTTAATTTACCTACTAAGTCGTTTTCACCATTAGCTATCCTTTCTCTTATTTTATTTATTTCTTGTGTTGTTTCTTTATATACTTCTGCGAAACTCCTTTTTTCTTTTTGCTCTTCTTCATGAGTTTCTTCTAATATAGTTTTATTTTCTGTTGAAATCTTAATACCGGCAGATAACATTGACTCATCAGCATTTTGAATAGCTTTTACTAATTCGTTATAATTAAAATCAATCTTTGCTGGTAATCCTTCTCCGTAACGAGAACCTGCTTCAATTTCAGTATCTCCATATTTTCCTCCCCTTAAGAAGGCTACTGGTTTATTTCCACCATTTCCATCACTTTCTTGGCAAACAAACATAAATACATCTACCAATCCAGTAATGATTTCTTTTGGTCTTTTATCCAACGCTGGTGTTATACCACTATGAGATACGCCTAAACTATCAATATAATCTTTCTTTTCAGCATGAGCTATAAATACTAATGTATATCCCATTTGTCCTAATGAATTAATAACATCTTGGAATTCGTCACGTACAGCTCTATATCCTTTACCGAATCCTAAATCTGTTAAATCTTCAATATCCTTTTGAGTCTTAACAAATTTCTCTGCTAAGCCCCACATCAAAGGAGCAGTATCTAAAATAATTGTATCATACATTTCACGTACTTCTGGTTTCTTTAATTGTTTAGCATAATTTTTCATATCTATCCAAGAAGTTACATTAACCGCTTTAATACCATCTATTAAATTATAACCTGCTTCAAAAGCTAATAACAAAGGTTTAGGGAAAGAGCAAGCAGTCGTTGTTTTCCCAACTTTTGCGCCTCCGTATATAAAGAACATTTTTCCTTGAACTCCTGATTTTACTCTGTGTTCAGGAACTTGTAATAAATCAACTGCCATTTATTTCCTCCTAAAATAATAAACTACTTACATCTGTTTTAATAGTAGTTTTACTTGCGTTAGCTTGCGCCTTCGCTTCATATCTTTCCTTTAGCATATTATTTTGTTTTACAATTTCAGTTTGTAAATCTTTAATAGTAATACCGCTATCTTCACTTGAAATCGGTTCGGTTCCAGCGGTAATTTTCAATAGACGAATTGTATTAGTATAGGTTTGTTTAATTGGTTCTCCGAAGCCTAATTCTTTTTCTACAACTCTTTCTTGAACATCATAAACTATTTGTCCGCATAGAGTGACCTTATCACCAACACTATAATTATCATTAATGTATTTTACCGCAACAGGATCATCAAATCTAAAAGTTAATTCATTAACTCTATTACCGAATCCTACATTAAATAATTTTAAATTGTAAGCTCCAGTTGCTTCTCCCTCTTTTGTTAAAACTTCTTTGATAGAAGCAATAACTCCTTCGACTTCAAATTCATTTACATTTCCGGCATCACCAGCAGCTAATTTCATAAATGAGCCACCTATACGCCAATTATTTACGACCTTTCCTTCTTTCTCACTATAAAAGCTGTTGTCTTCTATTCTCGCATTTGTAATAGTGATTTTTGGAGCTTGCGCCACTCCGACAGTTCTCGAAGATGGATAATCTATTACTTTTGTAATTCTTTCAAATAACCCATTTTTCTCCCCATTACTTTTTAACTCATAAGCAAATGTATCTACTGGTATAACATAACTGTCATTTACCATAACTTCAACTTGTCCAGATACATATCTTCTTCCTTTTGGATCAACTTTAATTTCTACATTGTTGTCCATTAAAGTTCCTTGAATAGTTACTCTATTCATCATTTGTTTTAAATCTTCTTTTGCCATTTATTTCCTCCTAATAGATTATGTTATAATTATACTATATATTTTTGTCATTGTCAATATCTTTTTCTTCTTCTGTTATCTTTTGTTTCATTTTATCTATATCAACACTTTTCGCAAAAGCATCTAAATCTACAAAACCTAATCTGCCATGCTGTAAAAATAAACCAAAGTTCATCTCTTTTAATGATTCGTGGTTATCTAATAACTTAGATACAGCAGTTACGAAGTCTTGGATTTCTTTTGCTCTTGTTTCATAATCTATTGATTCCGCAGCTTTGTTTTCTGTTTCCATTTCTCCTCCTTGATATAAACATTATATCAATTGTTTGTAAGTCTGTAAATATATTTTAAAAATTATTTTTATTTTAATTTAAAAATAACTTTTAAACTCATTTTAATAGACCGTATTACGCTGAAAATATATTTTTAATATAAATATATTATAAATAGTTTTTTATCGTTTTACGCTACCGGAATTTGCTTTAAAGTTAAAAATAGTTATAAAGAAAAAAGAGACAACTTACGCTGTCTCTCTTATGAAAGGAGTGGTGTAGATGAAGTTTAAACTCATCTACCAATCTAACCCTCCGTTTCTATTTATATGTTATAGAGTAAGTTTTATACTTTGAAGATTTAATTATATAAAACCACTCCAGCTGATTTACACCACTTCTTTTTACATTTTAATTATTATATATGAGAGAGACAAGAAATCCCTCTCATATATTTTTTATTATCCTATCTAACGTTTCCTTTAACCATTTTAGCGCAAGTTACGTTTTCTCCAGGTCTTGGGATGTAATCACTAGTTTTTGTTTCTCCATTGATTTGGATTTGGTATCCATTGATACTTTCTCCATGGAATGCTCTGCTGAATAATTCAGCGATTGTTTCTCCATTAGATATAACTGGTGTTGCTCCTCCTGGTACTTTTGTAATTAAAATTGAATAAGCGTTTTGCATAATATTATGTTCCTCTCTTTCTTTATTTTTTTTCTTTTTTTTAAATGATTTCTTTAATCATTTACAATATAATTATATCAAATTATATTGCCTTTTGTGAAGATTTTTTTAAATATTTTTTTAAAAAATATCTTCAACAGGGATATCTGGACTTCCACTCTCTTCTTTAAGAGCTTCTACCCCAAAATCTTCTCTAAACACATTGTAGTGATTATCAAAGATTGTTTTAAAGTATGGAATTACAGGATTTTCCATTACCAAATCAATAAACTGTACTATCATTAATGATGCTGTTTGTAATACAATCGGTAATACAGTGATAGACGTTCCACACGCAGACACTTCAGAAACATCATCATCGTAGAAGTCTTGTTCATATTTGGTATAATCTTTATCTTTTTCTATTGGTAAAGAATATACTCTTGCTTGGTCTGAGCCTAATCTACTTTCCCAAATATTTATAATATTTGTGTTTTGTTTAGCGGCATCCCATAATTCTTTTCTTACTTTCATACTATCAACTAATAAGAATACATATCCTGACATCTTACTCATATCTTCTGCTGTTACGGCTTGATTACTTTTATGAATACATATATCTGGATTAATCTTTTTTAGTTTTTCTTCTAATGCGTCAATTTTTAATTTACCTAAATCTTCCATATCATAATACTGATTAGGTATATTATGAATCTCCACATCATCAAAGTCATATATATTTAATACCGGACAGCCCATTCTTGCTAATTCCATCGCAACAAATGAGCCTGTTGCTCCAACTCCAATAATATGTATATCATTTTTTACTGCCGTTGGATTAAAAACCGATATGTGCCTTGACAAATCCATATTCCGTTCTCCTTTCTAAATATATTATAAATATTATATATAATATATTTTATATATATATTATAATATATATAATTACCTTTTGTAAATATAATTATATATT